CGGATTACATTTCAGAGAAAACAAAAAAGGCCTTACAAATATAAATCTGTAAGGCCTTGATATTAGTGGTGGGACGTCAGGGATTCGAACCCTGGACCCATGGATTAAGAGTTCTATTAATACCCTATTTACCAAGTTTTACCAAAATACATAAATCCCTATTTTATTATATTAACCAGCCTGTTATAGTTATATCAAGTGTTATGAAAATACCTTGTCTTATACCTACTCGGTAGCACCGTGGTAGCACCGTTTTATCCTTCTGAGAGGCTATAACATGAACCAAAAGATAGAATTTAAGAAAACCGTATTAAGAGACTTGCCTGCACCGGCAACAGGTCGGGCCTATTACCACGATACAAAACAACAAGGCCTTTTACTGCAAGTTACATCAGCAGGCACCAAGAGCTTTCAAGCTTATAAGAAAGTGAACAATACACCTGTCAGAGTCACTCTTGGTAAATTCCCGGAAATGTCAGTAGAGGCCGCTCGAAAAGCTGCACTTAATCGGCTTAGTGAGATGGTCAATGGTGTAAATCCGAATACTAAAAAAAAGGATGATGCCAAAGTCAACATTACACTAAGAGCAATTTTTGCGGATTATCTTGCAGCACGAAAATCATTAAAACCTGGCACGATAAAGGACTACACACGCTTGCTAGAGATAGAGGCCTTTGCGGATTGGCTGGATTTGCCGTTTAGGAATCTCACAAGGGATAAAGTACAGAAGCGGCATACTGAATTAGGAGAGCGGTCGGAAGCGCGCGCTAACAATGCTATGCGAGTGTTGAGAGCTTTGTCTAACTTTGCTATCGGGCAGTATGAGGATGGCAAAGGGGATGCTATCTTCACAGATAACCCAGTGCGTAAAATCAGCCATGCTAAAAGCTGGTATACAGTGGACAGGAGAACGTCTGTTATCAAAGTTTCTGAGTTAGCACCATGGTTCCATGCAGTACAGGCGTTGACTGCACAAGACGGGGCACAAGCATTAACTGTTAAGGATTATTTACTATTGCTTCTATTTACCGGACTACGAAGGGAAGAGGCCGCACGACTAGAGTGGAGCGATATTGATTTTATAGAGAAGACCTTGCTGGTACGAGACACCAAGAACAAGATCCCGTTAACATTGCCGTTATCTGATTTTCTGTTTGATTTGTTAAAACAGCGGGAACCTCTAGCGGTTAATCAATTTGTATTCGGCAATCTGAAAACGAAATCGGGACGGATTGAAGACCCGAAAAAGCTTATCTATAAACTGAGGGAGAGCACAGGCGTATTCTTTAACCCTCATGACCTACGCCGGACATTTGCGACACTGGTTGAGCGATTGGATGTCCCAGCTTATGCAATTAAACGGCTATTGAATCACAAGATGAGCGGAGATGTGACTGCCGGATATATCATTATGGATGTGGAAAGGCTAAGAAAACCTATGCAACAGGTCGCTGACTTTATTTTGAAGGAAGTCGGCATTAAGGAATCGGCAGAAGTGATTGAGTTAGTGAAGAAAAATAACAGTTGATTTAACTTGGTAATGCTGGTTACAATGCAAGCTCTTAATTTTTTACAAGGAATGTAAAAATGTCAAAGCAAGCAATATCAACAGAAATTCTTCACGATACAACATCCGCCGCTAAGTATTTAGGTATTGAACCTGGAACTTTAAATGTTTGGCGATCAACGGGACGTTACGGCCTACCTTTTATTAAAGTTGGTCGCCTAGTTAAATATCGTCAATCCATCCTAGATGCGTTTTTGCAGGATAGGACTAGAACCCAAACCGCTTAACAAAAGGAACGCCATGTGTCCACATGGCTTGAAGTGATCTCATAGAAGGCTAGGAAGCTTTCAAGGAAAATTGTATATGGAATATTCAGTATTTACAAAGGATTACGGCATCTTAACCAAGGAAATACGGTTAGAAGATGGCGAGATAGTTAAGGATGGATCACAATGCCGTATGGCGAGCGGGTCAGTCAAAATTGTATCCGCAATTAACCTACTGGAATTCAGTGAGCAGCTCAAAGGATTGCAGCAAAATCAAGCTATTGGGTTGAGCGTTACGGCTAACGAAAAAGAAATAGCCATACGTATCAAGGTTAAAAAGGCTCTTAAAGATGCTCCAGATCCTGATGCAGTAGCCAGAACTAAAGATTACTTCACATTCAAAACTCAACCTACCATAATGCTGCTGGACTATGATCCAGAAAAAGGGAAGCCCTCTTTATCAGTTGATGAAGTTTACGTCCTTCTGCTCCAGCTTGTACCTGAGTTGATTGGATGCGAAGTGCTTGCATTAGGTTCGACATCGTCAGGCCTGTATCGCGAGGGAGAAGCCCCCCCGGAGGTTTCAACCGGCGGCATTCACTTCTATATCATCGTTGATGATGGAAATAAAATTCTGGATTTGGGCAAGATCATTTTGAAAAGGTGCTGGCTTATGGGGTTAGGTCGCTATGACATCTCAAAGGATGGAAAATTATTACCTAGAACTCTGTTTGATGAAGCTGTTTATAGTTCTGAGCGGTTGATATTCGAGGCCGCGCCAGTTTTAGGGGCTGGCATAAAACAGTTACCCCGTATGGTTCGGTATTGGGGTGCAGCATGTTAAGGGTTGAGGATGTTCGAGGATTGACTGCCGCTGATGAAGCAAAAGTCGAAGCTTTAATGGTTGCGGCAAAGACAGCAAGACAACCCGAAGCTGATGTTATCAAGGGTGTTCAAAATAAGGCCGAATTGGTGCGTCTGGTCAGCACTGGCGTTAGTAAAAGTGCGGCGCGTGAACAGGTCGAGAGATCCAGCAACGGAATTCTTACCGGTAGTCATCCTTTACAATTTTCAGGGTTGCCGGTCATTACTGTGGCTGATGTGTTACGAGATTCTGCACGTTACCATGAGTGGGAGTGTCTTGATCCTGATGAATCGTTGAACCCAGACGCACACTATCGGGCTATGTGTTTTAAAAACGAACACACCATTTTAGTACATACCAAGCGGCATGAGGGCGGTAATTTCACTTTAGATAAAATTGAAATCAGGCACGATCAGGATAACCCAATTAATGTGATGGATCAGATCGAAACCGCGCTAAGTACAGGCTGCCTACCGGACATTTTTAATTGGGGCGGCGTGTTGTCTTATATTGGGCGAGATGGAGCTGTGAGAAGCCTCACTGCAGCAACTGCGCCGGTAATCATAGGTCGTCTGGTTAGGCTTTACAGCATGAAACTTATTAAAGATGAATGGGTGAGAGTTCGGATTGATTTATCAGATAAGTTCTGGCGGGCATTTCTTGAAAAAGGTAGCTGGAATGTACCGAAACTGGAAGGCATTGTTCATGCCCCATATTTTTATGATGACGGTGTGGTGCAGACGCAAGGGTATAACCCCAAATCTGGTCTATACCTAACTAAAGACTTCGAGTTTCGTGGAATAAAAAATGCGACGCCGGAAATGGGCGAGGAAGCCCTGACTCATTTACGCGGCTTATTATCAACATTTCCATTTGAAAGCCCTACAGATGAAGCGGTGGCGGTGGTTATGATGCTTACCGCAATTCAACGCGCCAGGCTAGAAACTGCGCCAGGTTTTTTTGTAAGCGCGAACACCCCTGCCAGCGGCAAAACTCAATTGTTAACGGGTATTGCATCTTTAATGACTGGGACTGCGCCAGCAGTACATGGATTTCGGGATAATGAGCAGGAATTCGCTAAAATGTTGTTCGCGGCTTTGATACAAGGGGCATCAAGTATCCTTATTGATAATGTAAAACCGGGGGTCGCACTGGGCGGAGATGCCTTTTGTGCGATATTGACTGCGCCGGTTTATGTTGACCGTGAATTAGGTCACTCACGAAACCGGGTAGTACCAACGAGGTCATTAGTGGGGGCGACAGGACAAAATATTAAACCCGCTGCGGATGCAACCAGGCGGGTGATGATGCTTCGACTAGATCCCCAATGCGAAAGACCAGAGTTGCGGAAGTTTGAAATAAACTTTGTTCAACTTTGCCGGGAGCAGCGCGAACCTATTATCAAAAGCGTTCTAACTATCCTGAGTGCTTACCACGCAGCGAAATGCCCGAAGGTTGATAACATAAGGCTTGGGACGTTTGAACAGTGGAGTGATGAGGTTTGCGCCCCGTTGGTATGGCTGGGAATGGTTGATCCGGCGTTAGGACAAGCTCGGGCTGATGCGGATGAAGGGATTGCGGGATTGGGTGAACTTCTTGCAGTCTGGCGTCATGAGATAAATTACCAAAGGCTTACAACCGCTGAAGTTCTGCACCATGCAGGAGTTGCTGAGTGGTTCAGAAACGAATTTGATGATAAAGGTGGCGTGAGCGTCCGTAAGGTTGGTCGATTATTAGCCAAGTATGCCGGCAGGATTATCGATGGTTGCCGAATAGTCAGCGATGGAACTTTGCATAGGGCTGTTGTTTGGAAATTTGAAGATGTGAGTTGAATGTGAGTTGATATGAGTTTGTTATGTGACAAACTCACATGCCTTTAGAGCACGAATAATAAGGGCTGTAGCGTTTCAATGTGAGTATGTGAGTTATGTTTAATTTAATTAGAAATAAATTTGAATAATATATAGTGCATATAATGTAAGGGTGGCTGAGCCACTCACTAAACACACAAACTCACATTTTACATTTAACTTGTTGTTTTTAATTTATATTTATAGTGTGAGTTTGTAGTAAAAAATTCGAAGCAAGGGGGCTCTAAAATGGATAAAATAACCCAGAATATTATTATCGACTTGGTTAAATCAGGTCATTGTGTCGATATGGTTTCATTTGAGCTGGGTATTTCTCACGATGACATTAAGGAGGCGATGCGTAACGCAAAACCCAACACGGTTTCAAACATTCTTACCGAACAATTAGCAAGCCGTCTACCTATCTTGCTTGAACTTTCGTTCAAGCAACTCGAAAACACCATCATCAACACTGACATCGACAGGAGGCTCAAAGCAATCAATATCATTATGAAAGCGGCAACAGCGCTCGCAAAATTGAAACCACTATAGATTTTTATTTACGTTCCACGGATGGTAAAAAATGATAAATACAGAAAAAACTTTCGTACTTCAATACGCAACCTATGAAGAAATCGACGCTTGGGCAAAGAAGCATCGACTATCAAACAATGAGGTAACCGTACTTCACGCCTTGGAAAGTGTTTGGCTATTTCTGAACAAAAAAGACATTTATTACATGCGAAGGAATCTTGAGGATGCTAAGTCATTCGCGACGCCTCGCCTGCGGGGAATGACTCGTTCAATTAACAAACATCTTAATGATTTTGATGATATACGCAGTTATGGCGAGCATCACTTACTTTGGCACAAGCACTTTGATGCATTCCGCAGGGCTATAAAAGCTTAATTAAAGCGTCGGCGATGCCTTCGGCAGTATTGCGGGGGTGTCGCCTCCCCACCTTTCCGATACCTGACATCGAAGGCGTCCCCCTAAGATCCAAAATTCCAAAAATTTTCTTAGATGAGTCTATATACGCCGCTTACATTGACGGCTAGATAAGTACGGCCGGGGTCTGTAAGCTATCTACCATGTTCTGGAAATCTCCAGAACAAAAGTCTGGCGGTTTGTTTTTATCAACAAGTCACCATTCGTCCTGATCCTATCGAAGGATTTAATTAGAGATTCTTTTATAACTACTTGCATACAATAAGCGGCTTCTAGTATTTTCATTTGAATGCACGGCTAATTAACTAAAAACAGGACTTAAGAAAATGGTTATAAAAAAAAATATATATGCGTTTTTATTTTTCTTATCTCATTAACGTGTAGTGCTGATAGGAGTGTTCAAAAAAACACAGAATTTACTGAAATAACCACAACAGTATTAGATGAGACAAGTGGTTTTGCATATTTACCTAATGTAATTGAACCTTTCACAGGTAAATATATGAAATATTATTCAAGTGGAAAGAAAGAATCTGAATCAAGTTACAAAGACGGGAAAAAAAATGGATTAATGATAGGGTGGTTTGAAAACGGGCAGAAAAAGTTTGTAATGAAATTCAAAGACGGGAAAGAGGTAAGTGGATCAACTACAGAGTGGCTTAAAAACGAACAAGAAGTATATGAAGTAATAAACAACATGAATGAAAGAACTGCTACAGTCATTGCAGAGACAAATAAAATTGTTCATTTACCTAATGAACCTGAGCCGTTCACAGGTAAATATGACGGGTATTATTCGAGTGGAAAGAAAAAGTTTGAAACAAACTATAAAGATGGAAAAAAAAATGGATTAGATGCATCTTGGCATGAAAATAGGCAGAAATATGCTGAAACTGATTCTTCAGCTAAGAATCGCAACGTACCAATGGAGAGCCTTGGTTTATCGCTTGGCGCGCCATTCACCCTGACTGAATGTCCGTTCGATTCCCCGAATTCTACTGATTATAAATCCCGATATGATCTAATCAAAGAAAATAAGACCCCATGTTGGGAGCACTATTCATATTCATCGCAACCTGGTCCGCTCAGTGCCGAGGCTGAAACGGTCTGGCTAGTTGTTAGCGAAGTGCCTCTAGGGATAAATAAAGAGTCCATTCTAGCTACAGTGTTGAAGGGTAATCTTGAAAAATTGGTAATCTCGACGTTTGGATTCGATGCTCAGGAGGTTGTCCTCAGTAAGCTGGTATCGAAATATGGAAAGCCGAGCGAAATAAGCGCGTCAAAGGAACAAAACCGCATTGGGGCAAGTTTTGAAAACATCACTGCTATATGGAATTTTCCGAATCTGTCTGTTGCATTCTTTGGTATGGATATAAACACCGTCCATGGGAATATAGACATTCAAACTCCTCAAGCAACTGCTTACATTGAGCAACTTAATCGTCAAAAGACAGCGATGGAACCCAAGCTTTAAATGGGAGTATTTAACCGCGGGTTAACCGACAAAGATACCAAAACGACTTTGATACAAATGGTAACCAGAAAAAGGTACAAAGTGCCTTGTTTTTTCTTGATTGGTAGCGCCGGCGTAGCACCGATATTTTTACCAATCCTTGGTTTCATTATAAATCATTGAATTTATTGGTGGGACGTCAGGGATTCGAACCCTGGACCCATGGATTAAGAGTCTAGTTTTAATAAAAAACCACAAAACAATACAACAAGCAGTAATAAATAATTCAATTACTTAGATGTTTTTTATTGTTGTCCCTTACTGCTATTTATTGCCCTTTTTTATACCTAATTGCGCCAAAAGTGCGCCATGAGTTTATAATAAAACCCTGGAAACAAAGCGGCCTTGAGGGTGTAACCAGCACCGACAAGGCCTTACCAATAACTTAATTCAGGGTTAAGCAATGGCTGAGAGCATCATATCAAAATGCCGGTTGCAATCCCATAGGGGCAATCATGGCAACCATCACAGAACGCACAGCTAAAGACGGAACTAAACGCTATAAGGTGGAAGTTCGTCTAAAAGGCCGACCAACACAAACCGCAACCTTTAAACGTCTCACTGATGCAAAAAAATGGGTTTCAAATACAGAAAGCGCAATCAGGGAAGGCAGGCACTTTAAAACCACAGAAGCCAAAAAGCACACGCTAGGCGATTTGGTAGACCGATACATTAAAGACGTATTACCCACCAAGCCAAAACAAGCACCCGCACAGCGACCACAGTTGGAACGTTGGAAAGCTGAACTTGGAAGCTATCTGTTATCGGATATAACACCGGCCTTAATTGTTGAGTGCCGGGATAAGCTACTAACCGAAGCAGCGCCACGCGGCAACATAAGAAGCCCCGCCACAGTGGTTCGATACATGGCGGCTTTATCTCATGCTTTCACTGTTGCGGTTAATGAATGGCAATGGCTGGAAGATTCACCGATGCGTAAGGTTAAAAAGCCGAAAGAGTCTAAAGGCCGTGTTCGTTGGTTAGATGATGAGGAGCGCACCAAACTCTTAACCGCTTGCAAAGAATCACCAAACCCTTTGCTTTATCCGTGCGTGATTCTGGCATTGTCCACCGGCATGAGACAGGCCGAGCAAATGGAGCTTATCTGGCCGGATGTTAATTTAAGGGACGGTTTTTTAATTCTGCACGAAACCAAGAACGGCGAACGGCGGCGCGTTACATTGGCAGGGCATAGCCTGGAGTTGCTGCGAGAACATGCAAAAGTAAGGCGGATTGATACACAACTATTATTCCCAAGCGACAGAAACCCACAAAAGCCGATTGATTTACGCAAAGCATTTATGCACGCAATGGAACGCGCACAGATTACCGACTTTCATTGGCATGACCTAAGACACTGCACAGCGTCCTATCTAGCCATGAATGGGGCTTCACTGGCTGAAATTGCCGAAGTTTTGGGGCACAAGACCTTAAGTATGGTGAAAAGATATGCCCACCTTTCAGACGGCCATGTTTCAAATGTGGTGGCTTCGATGAATGAAAAGATTTTCGGGGGCGTGTGATGGTCGACGTATTTTTTAAAGGTCTTGGCAGTTGGTTCGCATGGGGGGAAGAAGGCGCAAGCGTCATTGTGCCGAGTTATGTTGCAAATGGCGTTTTTAGCCTAAATGTAAGCGATGAAATCACATACAACCACACAGGCAACCTGCCTTTAAATGTTAGCACGCTACACCCTACCAACCACCCAGATTCAGAATTTTCAAGACTGGAGAATCTTGGAAAGACATTAAAAATTGGAGGGCTTGGAGATATAGGCGGCAAATATACGGAGAATAATTGCTTTTTTGTGATAGATGAAGGGCAGCCAAGAGACAAGATTCTGGTTATTGCGAGTCCATATCAGGCAATACCGGAAGCCGAAGCCGTCGGAAACAATATTTTAAGTAAGCAACCAGCATACCTTAAAAACTGGATAAATAAAGGCTTAGATAAGCACCTCACTCATTTTGAAATTGCTGAATTATGGGCAACCCCAGAAAGAAAGCATAATGACGTTAAACATTATGAGGCACTGATAAATCAAGCTGTTGAGGATGGCGACTTGTTGGCAGAAGTGTCTATACGTAACCCAAAGGCGTTAGGTGGCTTTGAAGTCATTGATTATTCACCTACAACACTTAGGCAGGCACATAATGGCTTTTTAAATGGTGGCTATTTGCAATTCACTATTCACCGCGATACATTTCGAGAGTGGCTTATAAAATCTAATCAATGGCCGATTGCTGATGATTGTTTACTGGCTAAGTGGTGGCCTCAAATTGAACAGCAAACCGAAGTCGTAGGAGTTAGTGACGTTAGCCATGCAGCCAACGAACCATCAAGCAAAAAGGTTGCTCCTGTTTTTTCCGAGTTCAAAAACCTGAGAGCTAATGAAATCAAATTAGTCATGATGGAAAATGAGACGGCAAAAATAGTTATTCGAGGAAAAACAATTAAGGTTAATCCTGACGAGTTAAGCTTAAAAGCTGGCTCGCAGGGTTGGAAATTACTTGAAGGCGCGGCAGTTAATCAGGGTGATTTGGCAAGCGCTTTGAAAAGGTTAAATTCAAGCAGTAACTTGGAAGCAGAAAAGGGGAAAATTAAAACGGCGGTTAATCGCCTAAGAACAAGCCTTGTAGGCGCAATGGGCTTAGAGGATAACCCTATAAATTATACGAAAGACAATGGTTACAAATTCACTTTTAAGACCATGACTCATGAAATATTAAAAGACGATAATGTTTCAAAAGGTTCTGATGCAATGGATTATGTTGATAGTGAAAGTTTTGATGATAATCAGCATGGCAATAATGATTTTTGGAGGGATGACGAATAAGCTACCGATTAATAATTTGAAATTAATCAATAGAACCCGCTTAAAGCGGGTTTTTTTATGCCTGTTGGTTACATAAAGTTACATTCGGTTACCTATGGTTACAAGAAAATAGTTATAACATATTGATTATTAATGGCTGTGTAATGCTATTGGGGCTTGTGACCTATTGAGAATGACGGTGATGTTTCACCATTTATTCACAAATCAATAAATAGGTTAAAAATGACAGCTCTAATTTATTTAACAGTAAATCAATTCACAGAAAAGCACCCCGCCTTTACGACGGGCGGCCTTCGCGCTCTTATATTCAACGAGAAATCAAACGGCCTTGCCAAGAGTGCGGCAATAGTTCGCATTGGCAGAAAAGTTTTGATTGATGAAACCAAATTCTTCGGATGGGTTGAATCACAAAACGGGGGCGCAAAATGAGAACCCCAACATTTCCAAGAACCGACACACTCACAGCCCGCGCCCTTATGCGCCTTTTAACCGGCCAACAATTCACCCACCGCGACTTCCAGAACGAGACTGCAAGTTACCGCTTGTCCGGGTATATCGAGCCGCTACGCAACCGGCACGGCTGGCCTATTGAAACCAAGGAAGAAACAGCACCCACAAATGACCCTACGGGACGAGCGGCAACCTACGGGCGGTATCTAATCGAACCGGAAATTTTAAAGGCGCTACGGGCTGAACTGGGCGAGCGGCTGACGAAATTTATTGAAGCGGTCAAGCGCTTCGAGTCAAAGGAGGGATGATGACAAACTATAGCAAAGCCGCCCGGTACAGCCATACCAAGGCGGCTAATTTGAAGAAACTGACGGCGGATTATATCAAACGATCACTTAACCCGATGGACTTTTACCACCATGAACTACCCAACGCGCCATTTAAAAAGCACGGCTGGAATGATGGCGGACTTTGCCCTTTCCACAGCGACAATAAGCCCGGCTCTTTCCGCGTTAATCTGACTACAGGCGCGTATAAGTGTTTTAGTTGTGGAATGGCTGGCGGTGATATTGTCGCCTTTGTGATGGCCTTATATGGCCTTGAGTTTGTCGAAGCATTGGCAAAACTGGCTGATGATTGGGGGCTTATATGGTAGACGTTCCCCAAAGTTACCACGGCAAACCTTTAATTCATGCGTGGACTTATTGCGCTACGGATGGCGCGCCCTTCGGGGCTGTTGCAAGGTATCAGGACGGGGACGGCAAAAAGGATATTGTGCCTTTCTTCAAGCGCAATGGCACAACCTGGGCGGCTGGTATCGAATTAAACCCACGGCCATTATTCGGGCTTGATAAGCTGGCAGCGCACCCAAAGGATAAGGCGGTTTTTATCGTTGAGGGTGAAAAGTCGGCGGCACCCTTGCAAAGCATAGGTATTACAGCCGTTAGCAGTCTTGGAGGCTCACAGGCGGCAAAACAGGCAGACTGGACACCGTTGAGCGGCTACAAGCTGGCCTACTTGCTACCTGATGCAGATGAACCGGGCGAACATTATATGCAGGATGTTTACCGGGCATTATCGGCCTTGGAATCGCCGCCACTGTGCAAGGTGGTTGTATTGTCTGGCTTACCTGTTGCCGGTGATGTGGTGGACTGGATTCAAAGCCTGATAAATGATTGGGACGGCTACGCGCCTATTAATGAAGCCTTGCATGAAGCATTAAGGGAAGAATTACGGGCAGAGCTAAAAAACGCCGAGCCTGTACCGAGTGATTGGACTTTAGCGGGTTTAGCTGGTTCATGCTCTAGCGTTTTTGAATGGGAAAAACCTAACAAAATCGAAACCAAAACGCCCCCCGTTCAAGCCTTACCCCCTGAACTGATGCCCGAACCTTTCCGGCATTGGTTGGCTGATGTAAGCCACCGGATGCAGACCCCCCCAGATTTTGCGGCAATATCGAGTATTGTTATTGTTGGTTCAATCATTGGGGCGGGGTGCAGTATCAAGCCTAAAAAGCTGGATGACTGGGAGATTATTCCTAATGTATGGGGAGCAGCCATCGGGCGGCCTTCGGTTGTTCTTAAAAGTCCAAGCATGAAAGAACCAATGAACCTACTTGAACGCCTGCAAGCTGAATACGGTGAAAAGTTCGAGCAGGACAAAGCCGGGGCTGAGTTCGACAGTCTGGCAAACAAAGCCATGATTGACGATGTAAAAGGGCAGCTATCGAAGGCGGCAAAGGGTAAGGGTAAAGATGGCGTAGTCAAAGGTGATGACTTACAAAAGTTAAAAGCCGATTACATGGAGCTGTCAGAGAACGCCGAACCCGAAGCCACCCGGCGGCTATTCAAGACGAATGAAACCAGCGTACAGAGTATGACGGTTTTGCAGAACCAGAACCCGCGCGGCCTTTTAACATTCAGGGATGAATTAACCGCCTTGCTTGTGAAGTGGGACAGTGAGCAGGGAGCAGACGAACGCGCCTATTTTCTGGAAGGCTGGAACGGTAATGGCTCTTATACTGACTTCAAGATAGGCAGAGGCTTAACCGAAGCACCTAATATTTGTATCAGTCTATTGGGGGGCATCCAGCCGGACAAGTTAAGGCGGTATCTATACCAAGCACAGAACGGGGCTAATGATGGCCTGATGCAACGCCTACAGCTTGCCGTGTGGCCTGATGAGCCGGAACGCTGGCAATTAATCGACACCGTACCGAACAAGGCCGAAAAACGCCGGGCTTTCGATATTATGAAGGCATTGGCTGAACTGGATTTTATCGGATGTGGCGCGGTTCAATCTGAATATGATGACAGGCCTTACTTTCGTTTTGATGATGCAGGACAGGCGGTATTCAATGAATGGCTGACGGCATTGCAAACGGTCAAGATTCAGCAGGAATCTAACCCCTTGATGGTTGAACACTTCGGGAAATTCCGTTCACTGATGCCAAGCCTTGCGCTGATATTTCACTGTATCGACATTGCAGACGGTAAGGCGCGGGGCAATGTATCGGCACAGGCGGCAATGTTAGCGGTTGAGTGGTGCGATTATCTGGAATCCCACGCTAGGCGTATTTATGCAATGGCCGAGAGTCCAGAGCATGAAGCTGCGGTAAGGCTGGCCGATAAGATAAAAGCCGGAGTGGTATCCAGTCCATTCACGACTAAAGCCATTTATGACAAGGGCTGGCATGGGTTAAAGGATAAGGAAGAAGTCGAGGCGGCCTGTAGTGTCCTGATTGAGGAAAACTGGCTAATGATGCAGCGAAAACCAAAACCCCCTACCGGGCGGCCACCTTTACCAGAGTATTACATAAACCCCGTTTTTCTATGAAAACACGCCTACCTTGAACCCGCTAAACCAGCTAAACCCCCTTTTAGATACTTTAGCGGGTTTAGCGGGTGTGGGGTATGGGCATTTACAAGAAAAATACACTAATTTTAAGGATTCCAAAAAATGAATTTAGAACAAAAAGCACACGAGTTAATGATGAGTCCAACACTTGAGCGCCTGCACCAAATGGCGATAGGCATACCGTTTAATGTAAACAAGCCAGACGAGTTAAAAACAATGTTGGCAACATGCGGCGCTGATGTTATTAACGCATTGGATAACGGGCGTATTCACTTTGACAAAATGGAAGATAAAGCCGCCTTTTATGGATTGCTAACTGTAACCACCGATTATGTAATGGATGGCAAGATTAGGACAGCGTTCACCAAAGCAACAATGAATTAAGTGGTTTTTAACTGAATCTAGCAGATAGAGAACAGATATGAAAGAGCATTTATTTAAACCGGGCGTGTCCGGTAATCCCAAAGGCAAGCCCAAGGATAAAACCCCGGCAACCTTATTAAGAAAATCCATAGCCGAAGCGATGCCGGATATTATCTTAAACCTTATTGAACAGGCTAAAGGTGGTGATGTGGCGGCGGCAAAGTGTTTGCTTGACAGAGTATGCCCAACGCTCAAACCCCAAGCGATGCCGATATGCTTACCCGTTAATGGTTCATTGGTTGAGCAGGGCGGCGAAGTTATCCGGGCAACGCTGGCGGGGCAGATACCGCCGGATATAGGCAGCCAGTTAATAACCGCATTATCTAATCAAGGGAAATTGGTTGAGCTGCAAGAATTAACAGAACGCCTACAGCGTATTGAAAAACAACTGGAGTCGAGAGAATGAAGCCCGAACAAGTTAATAAGCTTTACAACAAACTAACCCCCCAAGAGCAAGCCGCGCTTTGTTTTGATGCAGCAATACGGCAAGATAAAAACGAGCTGGATAGTATTGTTGCCAGTGTTGAGCAGCAAACTTATAAAAGCTTGGATTACAGATATAGAAAACGTGTAATGGGCTTGTATATGTTGGGTTTGTTTTATGGCGGCATGTATTGGAAAACCAGAACATTAATGACCGCGGCGGCTTTTGTACAGGACTACCGGCAGGAAGCACACCTATTCTTAAACAATCTATCATCAATGGATGTTGCTTTGATTGCCGTATGTGAGCAAATCAAAGTCGATATAACAGCAGTCAAGAAGCTGGCCGGATGTGACGGTGAACCTTCATTTAGTCAATGGGCTGAACCCGAACAGGTGGCGGAATATATCGAGATGCTTTTAAGCGTGGTTGATTGATTGCTAGGGCAGTCCTCTATGTAAAGGTTTTAAGTTGACACTAACATTTAAAACAAGTGACAATCGAGCCGCCTTGGTATTGTTTATGAATAATGTTGAGCTTACAAATATCCGAAGGAGATAATTTGTTTAGTAAAGCGGCCTGGACTGAAAGAAACGTAATCCAAAGCTTTTTGGTTTCACTATATACGGGCTAAATGCTAACCCCCCACTGCTTAGACTTAGAGGCTTTATAATAAGGTAAGAGAATGAAAAAATTACTACTGCTGGTCGTTGTGATGTTATCAGGGTGCGGAACAATTATAACTGTTCCTATTGATTCAACGCCTCTTTCAAAGGATAAGGCGACTTTGATTTTATATAACGAGCAAGGGTTTCCAGATGACTTTCAGCTTGTAGTTGATAAGGAAGTGGTTGGGCATATTTCACCTGAAACGCCGCTGAAGGTAGAGATAGAGCCGGGAAGCCGTGAGATGTACATAGAAGTTTCTATGTTGATAAGACGAATTACTGTAAAAACCTTTGAAGCTGGAAAGGTTTATTACATGAAACTAATCTGTAGAATTATTCCATTTGCAAGTGACGTAAGTATTGAACCGTCCGAAAAAATAACCAACTACAAAGTGAGAAGCCATAAATCATAACTTGTAAGATTCTATAGCGATATTGCGGCGAAAATACAATTTTCCATTTCAACTTTTGCATTAACGTATGACTAAATGAAAATCAATATGTTTGAAGGTGCGCGCAGGATTACAAAATTAATTGCGGTTATATGGGTTGTGAGTGTATGTGTCATGCAATATGGCAACAAGGAAGATATTCATTGCCTATTTTAATGCGGATTCGAGCAGCATTGATGGTGTGATGGTATAAATTACAGCATATTTTTAAAACAAAATCACAAAACCTGGGAAGCTGATTATGAAACGTATGTTGGTGCTTTGTATTGGCATAATACTGACCCTAATAAGTTGCATGGGATTTGCTAAAGAGACTAAATCCTTACAACAGCTGGAACAAATTGAGAAATGGAATGAAGTTGAACAGGTGCTCAACAAGCTAGATGCCAGTTTAGATGCTCATATTAAACAGCGGGCTTTAGATTGCGAAAAGGCTGTAGGATATGAGCCGTTTTGCGGCTGTATTCTCGAACCCCTCCCAGTTGCATGGACTTTTGAAGACTACGTAGCAATAACAACCAAGTCAAAAGAACAAAACCAATACAATAAAATGGATAAAGATTACCAGAAGGCTTATGACTCGGTTGGGCAGATTAGAGATAGTTGTGTTGCTAAAATCAACAAGAAGCCTTAAAAGGTATTTTCAGTAAGTTAAAAATGAAGTCAATTAAGCTGGGTAACGCCGGCTTTTTTATGCCTGAATTGTTGGCAAGTGTTGCGGTTTATTGCGGGTGTTTTTTTAGAAGTGTGTAACGCCGTGCGATTTTTGGCGAAGTTTTGCGCGATTTTTGGCGTTAATATTTCTCAAAAAATACGGCGGTTTCCGTTAATAACAGCTATCAATTAACGCCCTTATCAAAGGCGTAGAAATGCTACCAAACTGAGATCGAAACTTTAACACCACCCAAGAAAATACTCAGATCATAAAGACATAAAAAGTCGAATTTGTGTGCATTAGGGAAACCCACTGAGTCAAGGGATCGCCTCGCTGCAAAAGCGCCTGACCGGCTCGTCCTTAATAACAGGCAGAACGACCGAGGTTAAACCGCGTACATCACAAGGTTCACTGCTGTGATCGACAAACCACCGCCCCCAACCTAACTGCATCGAAACACAGAACATTCAGTGCGTCCTGACGCCGAGCGCGATATTTAGATAGTAAAAAATGCGATATTTGCCGGAAAACTAAATATCGCATTATGTAAGTAATTATCAGTAAAAGAAATAAGTCGCCGTCACCAAACAATTAACCCAATTGAACTGGAATCAGCACCCGCAATCTCAGTCAGCTTTTGCTCATACTTTTCCTGCTGGGTTTTAACATGGTCTAACACCGCCTTTCCGACAGACCAGATCTGTAGTTTAGTATGAATACGCCTAGCCCAAACGCCTTCTGCATCCGCGCACCAGAATTTATATTCGTCACCGCTATCAGGTAATAACGATTCAGTAACCAGTCCATTCAGATTATGCTGGTCATCACGAGTAGTAGGATAGAAATGAGGCTGACCAAGCGCATCATGCGTAATGCCCGATATAACAGCTATTCCAACTGCCTCTTTAATTTCTGCCGTTTTGTCGAGTTGATTTTTAGCAAACAATTCAGAAACAGTAACCACAGGATACATAGCTGGAGTCGAGAACACCACACCATCATAGTTATCACCGATATTAGCATGATCAGTCTGTACATAATTTGCTAATAATTCTTCAGCCATAACGATATTTACAACAATGCCGTCTTCAATAATAGCAACTCTCATTACGCAACCCACCTTACTTCTAACTTACCCGCCGCACCTTTTTTACCGGCCTTACTAGTTGTAATTACGCCAGCTCCACCACCGCCAACACCAAATCCAACTCCATCCGTTTCTGCGGCAATCAGGCTGGTTCCCAACCCAGCTATACCAAATGGCAAACTAGCGCCATTAGAGCCCGTAATCACAGGAACTGACGATATAACCGACGCAGCAGCACTAGGTTGCTGATATATGATTTCATGAGGCAATGCCAAGATCGACGCAGAAACAGTACCTTGAGCGGAGCAAACAGCCTGTGAATTAACCGTAGTACCGACACCACCAATGCCGCCCGTACAGGAATACACGGTACCATTTATTGTAATCTGGGTAGTGCCACCGTCACTACCATTGGTAGGCACGGCAGTTCCTCCAAGTCCAAAAGCACCAATTAATACGGCATATGCTGTATTCGGCAAAAGGCCTGAAATTAAAAACCGTACCGCAGCACCTGCCCCGCCGCCTCCAGCAACGCATGTACCATTTGCGCCGCCGCCTCCGGCCCCACCGGCAACCAGTGTAAATTCAAATACCGTAGCCGTAGTGATATTGGCTGGAGTTGTGAAATTACCGCTCGAAGTAATCGCAACAAAATTTAGCTGCTTAGCCGCTTTTATAACTCCAAAGAATTGCGAATTATTAGCAGCATCCAGTACGCCGCCATACCCCTCGATTGTATTAGCCAACTCTTCCTGAACCGAGTTGGCCCACGCCGCATTAAATGCCGTAGCGGCAATCACTAGCGCTTTATTACCATCCCGGAAGCCGTGTTTACCCGCTCCAAACAGATCGGTAAACTTAGTGGTAGTATCTATTCTATGCACGATGTCCCCTTATAAATACGCGAATAACACGCTCGTATGAGCGGGTTTAAATTTATTGATACGGCATTCCAGCGCCTCATCGCCCCAGCTTTGCAGAGCGCTGTTGCAATCGCTGTTGCAGTCCATATAAAAAACCCCGCCAGTTGATGCCGGAAGATTCAACTGCCACGCAAACAAATCCGCCTCACTATTCAGCGCCGCATTACAATCGCTGTTGCAGGTCATAAGCGCGAATTCGTCAATTGTCGTACCTGGATAACCCATTGATTCGGCAATACCGATAAAATACGCGCGGCTTTGTCCGCCGGTCATAGTCAACTTAGACACCAATGCAGACCGGCGCTGCTCAATAGTCTGATCGATAGTGACGCAGGGATCAGGCAGGCCCGCAACACGCTCCCACTCCGGCAGCATTTCAGTTGTCGTACGCGGATCGGCTTCGTTGATCAGATCCTCGCAACGCAGATCGATGCGCGCGAATTCATCCGCCCAGGCCAACAATAACAACGCCAGGGTACTGGATTGCGATTTAGCCCAAGCTAAGCCGCGCGGCAATAGTGCCTGTAACTGGCTCTGGTAATCACCAGCTGTCATAGCCATGTGATTACCCCCAGCGTAGTCATATAACCGGTTGCATTCATCACATCGGCAACCGGTGCAGTCATGGTGTAATTAGTTTCGCCAGCGGCCGCGCTGATGGCCGCGCGTTGGTGCGATAACAGCAGCGTTCCGCCGGGTATTGACTCGCGACTAATCAGATCGGCCAGTTCAGCCGTCACCGCCGCTTTCACGGCTGCGGTATTAGGGACTACAGCAATAGAGTAATTTAATGGAGCAGCGATCGGAGCAGCAACCGTTACCGATGCGGTTACAGGTCTCAGGTTATCAATATAGGACTGAACGGTAACCACCTCACCAGCATCAGGAATCGGACTGGCGTCGTTATCGCGTACAAACCTGACAGTTACCGACCCCGGACCTAACTCCTGCGGATAAACCCACGCACGGGTAACACCTGCCACTTCCAGCGCCCACGCCTCATAATCATGTTTCGCTCCGCCATGTGGCGGTTGCTGGATACGGGCAATAAATCGCGCTCTTAATGAGTCATCCAGTTCGGCATCAGAACCGCCTGACAATACTCCGGCCGTAGCCGTAGCGGTTACCCCTCCAATAGGCGTAGTCAGCATTAATGCATACCCGGCGACGGCATTGCCCACCTGTCCGGTCTCAACCGCAGTGACAGCCACAACAGCAGTTCCGGCCGCAATAACCACATCGGCATCGACGGTATATAAAACACCATCCGCGCGTTGCAGCTCGGTCAGCGCAGGAATGGTTACACCATTGGTGCCGGTCAACGTAACGGAGCCAGTAGCAAAACTGGCCGGGATACGGTAGACCTTCCAGATCCCCGCCCAACGCTCCAGATATTCCGCCTCCGCCGTATCATAGATAATCTGGCTAGCCAGCCAGGAAATGAACCCATACAAACCGTGAATGGCTGCCGAATGCACCCGCGACAACACATTAAGATTCGAGCGCCGCAACGTTGCATCCGTACCCGGCAGACGTGATTGGATGTCCGCGAATGCGCGGACAATTAAATCGGATAATGTCGGTCTGCTAAATGCCATTTTCTATGCGCTCCAAAACGATTCAAATCTAAATTGCTTAACCGGCTGACCGGGCCGGGTAATCGCTACCAGCAAACCTAAAATACCCATGCGCGGATTGCTAGCCACCACATCAACGGACTCGGCTACACCGTCGTCGACCATCCACATCAGCGCTTCGTCGGCATATTGTTTAGCGCGGATAAGAACTGCCGTTAATTGTTTCTCGCGGCTCAACAACCACAGCCGTGAGCCGAACTGATCATTGTTGATATCGGCGAACTGATCAGCCCACCAGCCGCGACGGTCATTCGAGCCATCCGGAATAACGTCATCCGCATTAGCGCGACGGTCGGTGAATAAACTCAGAATTACTGACGTTTCCAGGCCGTCGTCTTCAACTAGACCCAGCGAATTCATCACATAATCGGCGCCCTGGTCGAAACCGATAAATACTGTTTTTATGTCGCTCATACCGGCACATCCGTTTGGGCCGTACCGTACTGAACGCCGCCGTGCTTATGTGTTTTTAGCGAAATCCCATCGGCAATCACGTCGCCGTCGGTCACAATAACCTGAGGGCAGTTAACTATATTGAGAGGGTGAGTTGCGCCGTCGATGACAATGCCTGTCCGGGTTAATGTAATTCGGTGCCCCAGATCGTCATAAATGCCGACCTCACCACCCTGCAAACCCTTAACCCGATAGCGCCGATCGTCAACAGCCAGGACTAAGCCATGATCCCGATTACCGCCGACAAATACTACCGCTACTTCAGCACCGGCATGAGGATGACTGGTGAATCCGTAATTCTGGACGCGCTCCATATCGCGGACCTCGCCGGACAGCAGCTTGACTTGTACGCCTTGCATCTTGGCGGCATCATTAACCAGCGCCAACACGCCGCGAGACACCATCAAATTGACACGCCTAGCCAGCGGTGCAGTCATCTTGTTGATAGTCCTAATCATTGTTCAAACTCCCACTCAGGCTGCGTAATCTTCTTCTCTTTGCTGCCCTGTTTTTTGCGCATCTTTTTGTCCAGACGGGTCTGTTTAACGCCCTCGATCGTGTCGAACGCATGAGGCAACGCCAGCTGCACGGTAGTCAATGTACCTGAGTCATTCTCCGAGTAACTGACCGATGCAATCAGCATATCCATATCCGCATACAGCAACGGCGAATACAAATGTGTGATCGCGTTTGGCATCCATAAATTCCCGCCAACGTCCCAACCCTGCACGGTAACAGTGGCACGAGCACCACGTCCGGCCCGAACATTCCGCTCCCATTCGGCACGCTGTTTCAGCGTGGCATTGCTGCCCTGGTCCTCGGCTATGATAATCAGCGGCCGGTATCGGGTTATAGAACTATCCTGAACGCCGCCGCTTAGCTGCGCCACAGTTTCGCCATAATTCTCGTCATCGCCTTGCGCCTGGCCTTTCACGATGTAATCGCTAAACCTATCCTTCCAGCTGAACGTGGCCTCAGCAGTCAGAATATTCTCACCTTCCGTCAATCCGGCCGGAGCTCGAACAGTACCGGCGCGAGTAATCAGCAGATTACCCAGACCGTCCGACATCAGCAGTACTGCGCGCATCCTAGCCGCGCGTTCCAGCGTTTCAAACACGCTCTCGCCCTCCTGGATACTGAATGACCCGAACGCCTCTCCGGTATCGGTATTAGTAATCACCCTGATACCAAAAGGCGCACACAAATCAGCGGCGATCTGCTCCAGCTTTTTATTGCTCCACTGCCCACTCTTATATATAGCCGAGCAATCGACCAGATCCGCAGTGCGATCGCGCCCGGTGACACTGATGCTATGCGCCTGTTTATCGTAGCTTGGGCCGGTATCGTCTACATATCCGGTAATCACTACTGCACCGTGCACCAATAACTCACACGCTTGGCCAGGCTTAATCTGCATAGCCTGCTGGCCTTGATTCGTATTCCAGCGATCGGTAACCGTCAGCTCAAACGTACCGGCAAGCTGCTCGATCCCAAGATCGATCTTTCTCGACTGCCAGCCGCCGAAATAATTACCGTTAACCCTTAATTCAACCGTCATGGCGTTAATATCTCAATAGGCCGGCCACCGGGTACAAAACCAGGGTGACGGATATGGTTACGGGCAACAATGCTGTCGGCCTGGTCGATATTGCCATACAGACCGTACGCTATGACCAGCACAGGCAGCGTCGTCGGAACCGTATAGCTGACCGTCCTGGATAAATCGGCGGCGCGAGCAGTAATGTCCTGAATCACCGCAATACGCAACGTGGTCAATGCCATATAAACTGCATCAGGCGCAGTTTCCGCCAACGCTTCCAATTTATCGGCTATCTCGTCGCGCAATACAATCGCCTCGCCATAACTGGTCGGGGTAATTTGGGTCGATACCCTGGCCGCTTCTATCACCGCCGCCCGCTGCACTAAGACAGCAACAGCGGCCTGATTAACTGCTTGCTGCTGCCTACTGGGCGTAACCAACGGATTAATGACGGACGGAACACCTGTCTGACCGATATAGATAGGCGTACCGGCTTTATTAATATAAGGCGCACCGCCTACAGAATTAGGCACCGGCTTGGCATTGCTGCCGAAACTGAATAGCGATCGCAATGATGACAGCGCGCTAAACGGGTTCGAGGCGATACCTGATAACGATTTGATTTGACCGATCAGTCCGCCCGCCAAATTGGCAGGAAAACGCATCAAGTTCGAAACGGTGCTGGACATGCTAAACAGCTGCTGGGTAAACTCAGGTAACAGGCCGCCAGACATTAGCCCATTAGCGGCCTGCATAACACCGTTCAATGAATCATTGATCGTAGTCAGCGCCTCAGTAGGCACAAAGTCTTGAAGTCCGTCCACATTGAAATCGTCAAAAAATCCCTTTTCCGCTTCGACTTGCGCCTCATCGGCAGCAGTCTCGACCGCGGCGGCAGTATCGGTGCGCGGAGCTGGGTTAACAGCCTCGCCCGACTCGGTAAATGTCAGCGCAAAACGAGCCATGCCGCCCTCGGCAGTAGACTCGGAAACGCGGGCGGGCGAACTAACCACAACCTGCATGCGGCCGCGATACGGATGCACCAGCTCGCCGGAACCGTACGCTTCCAACGCGGCAATTAGACGGTCGCGGCCGTCCATATAATTGTCACCGACGATGCAGGCCTCAAACGTAAATTCGCGCGCCTTGCGGCCCAAATCCTCAGCCAGCGGCAAATCCCGTTGCGGGAACTCATGCACCACGTTGCGGCGGCCGACCTGACCGTCGGTAGAAATATAGCTGAACGGCACGCCACGAAACGACGCCGGTAACAGCTTATCGCGCCATGTTTGGGGAGCGGCTTCGGCCATTATCGAGTTCCTGCCATAGTGGGGCCCGCATCGACATTAATCGTTTGGCGCGGATCGTTGGATTTCATTGACGCGACTTTAACCGGCGTGGGTGAGTCGATCTTGATATGCAACTCGCCGCCGGTATCGATTTTCGATTTATGTAACATATCGTAAATAGCCGTTCCTAATGTGGCGCTTTCCTGACCCGTGACCGCCTGGATCGTAGAGTCGATCAATTCCTTGGCGACACCGCCTATTGCTTGGCCTATTTCCCAACCGGAAAAAGCTGCTCCGGCAGCCCCCAGCGCCGTAGCCGCTTTACCCATTCCGCTGCTCCGGGCTGGCGGTTCATTACCTGTATTACCGACCGGAGCGCCTCCCGCCCCGGCTCTATTACTCGGACCGCCGCCCATCCTTTCGCCGACTGAAAGCATACCCGCGGGCCAGTTGGTGACTAATACGCTTTGCACTGCCGCCGATCTTGCAGCCCCGGCCAGTGATTGCGCCTCGCCTGCCAGACGGGTTTTCCGATTTGAATTAAAACGGCTCAGCAGCGCGAGACCCGCCGCCGCTGTAACACCCTTAGCCATATCCGGCAACTTACCGTTATCTACCAACTTAGTTGCCGAATCAACCCCTCTTGTCATAACGTCCCGCTCTGGAGCGAATTGAGTATCCAATTTTGAAAATGTCGTATTTTTTAACCGCTCAAAAGCGGAGCTCAGACCTTTATTTTGTATATTCAGTTTATCAATAGCACCAGTGGAACTAATCACGCTTTGCTCAAACTGGTCAAAGGTCTGTTTTTTAGACGATAACAACAGCACAGCCCGCTCGCCCTCCTCGCCAAACAGTTTTTTCGATAATTCCATTTTTTCCGGCGTACTTTTCATGCTCGAAAACTTTTTGCGGATAATCTCCAGCACCGTTCCGATGTCCTTTAATACGACAGTACCGTCCTTGTTCTCTTGCCAAAAATCCATACCCGATTTCGCCATCGCCTTGCGCTTTTGTTTGGTACCGGGCGATAAATTCCCCAGCAGTCGATTAACACTGGTTCCCGCCTCATTACCTAACGCATCGAGGTAGGCGATCAGCGAGACGATGCGTTTCGGGTCGATCTTTAGAGCCGCAGCACTCGCAGCGGTCTGTTGCATGTTGTACATGATATTGCCGCTATTCATGGCGCTGGCATCATCCGCCTTGACGATATGATTACCGAGCCCCATGTACTGCTCTTTTTTATCAAATGAAAATGCATTACCCAGAGCGCCCATATATCCCGCTGACTGCTCGGGCGATAAACCGCCGAGTTGTGCGAGCGCCGCAGTACTGAGGGCCGCGCCATCTTTGCCATTGACGAATTCGGCCTTAACACCGGATTTTAGTAGCTGATTAGTCAGCACTACCATCTCGGCATCGCTAAAAATAGTCATGCCCGATATTTGCCGTGCGGTATCGCGGACGGCAGCCAGTTGCGCCTGCAAATCGGCAGCGGATTTAGCCCCGCCAACCAGATTAGATTCAACAGCCAGCATGGCTTTTTCAAGCTCATTCATTCCGGTCAGCAATTGCCGAGCTGCTAATGTACCCCCGGCCGCCGCAATCAGTTTTGATGCAGCAGAAAATCCTGAAAAATCCTTTTGCAATTGCCGGGCGCGACGCGACAACTGACCTAAATTATTTCCCGCCGAATTAGTAAAGCGCCGCATATCCGCAGCGGCTCTATCTACACCCAGTCTAATGTTTAATAATAGGTCTCTGCTCATCGTAGCTGTTACCGTTAGGTTTTACTTTACTTCTGCCGACATCATCGCCAGCAGCCATAACCATTGCCCAGTGGTTAAATCCCTGGAATGTACACCAAAGCAGTAATAAGCCTTTTCAGCGTTTCTGAATTTAAACCGCTCAAATTCACTGTCTCTGGCGTTTTTTTTAGCGTTTCAAACAGCGTGATAAATTCTGCATCCGGCATCTTGTAGCCTGCCATAGGCGAAAACTCTTTTTCGAATTCCAGGTACTGATCGATTAAAAAGGCCTTATCTTCACGATTCAGCGATTTGCGCAATTGCAGCGGAGAATTAGCGACCGGATCATTGCTGCCGGGGATAACCAATGCCCTAAGCAATAGCTGTATCGCCTTCTCATCCTCAAACAGTTCGGCATTTGCTACATTGATATCGTCGATTTTCCGGCTCTTAAAAAAATCGATAACCGCCAGACCGGCTTCCTGATAGTCGTTTTCAGACAATAGCTGCAATCCCAGTTCGACACCGCCTAATGAAACCGTTTTAGTGGCCGATTTACCGGCCTTTAATTTAGCTAATAAATCCATCAGACCTCCTTACAATCCAGAGCGCCGAACGTTGCTTTAACCTCACCGTCGGCCATGGCTAGCGCATCCAGGCAACACATGCCGGACAACACAAAACTTTTTCCGCTATCGGTGTCGAATGATCCGCTAGCCGCAACAATAGCCTGTATCTCGGTCAGCGATGTATCCGCCGTATGGATCAGAGTACATTCCACGCCTGGTGCTTCAGTCGCCTCTTTGTAACCAACCACGCCATTATCGGCCGGTACCATTTCGCGTTTCACATTCCCGAACTTAATCGTTGCGCCGGATTTTGACGTCAGCCGTTTACCCGCAACCGTGATAAAAACTCTTCCCGTAACTTGTGCCATATGTCCCCCTTATAAAATGAATTGAACAGCGGCCGCGAACACATCAAACTGGTTGACGGTGTTCGGTGGGATGATCGCGTTGACGCGGTTAACGTCAGACGTTGAGCGCACCACAATCAGATCCTTGATGAACTGGTCGATGTCTTCCAGCAGACCCACTTTTTCCAGTTCCATCGCCTCAGCGATCAAGGTGTTCCGGATCAGCTTCGGCGTGGCGATCGGTTGTCCCGGCTGGATCTTACCCAGCACATCGTCACCGGCCAGCTTGTGCCGTGGATAGTCGCGTAGCACCGCAAACCTGAATGCATAGCGCATGTAATCCACTGTCCACTTGGTGTTTACCTTCAGCAGGCTCACATCCTCCATGCCAAAGCTGTTTTGCTGGTAGCTGGTAACGACGTATTCGATCATCGCCGCACCGGACTGGTCGAAGATGATGGTGCTGATGCCGTCATGCAGCAGCAGGTTGCGCTCAGGATCGGTAAAGCGATCGGCCTCGGCCGGCGCCATGACGTCCGGCAGGCGAATCGAGCGGAATGGAACCGCCGGATCATTAGCGCCGGAAAATTCCACCGCAGCGCCGAATTGCGCGGATATAACCCACGGCAAAGTAGGAGACTTGTTAAGCCCGCTGAAGGTGCTGTGCGCACTGTTGCGTGCTGCGCCATAGGCTGCCAGCGATGCATAGGTGCCGTTTTTGTGCGCGAACACATGGCCGGTACGCATATCCATGCCGCCCCAACGGCTTTGCAGCTCGTTTTCCAGCAGTGTTATATTGGCCGTGTCTTGCCAGCCGCACAGAATGGTATAGGGGTTCATCGTAGACATTGCGACAATCGCCGCCGTCACATCCGGGTTTCCTGATCCGGTCGCGCCGGTCGCAAACGCCACCGACAGCCCTTTGGGCAGGAATTCGCCGCTGTAATAATTGACGCGAAAATCAATGTCGTTACCTTCGACGCCTTTATGTCTCGCCGTTGCAGTAACCACACCCAATGCGCTGGTAGCTGTAACCGCACCATCCAGATCGGCATTGATCGCCGCCGCGACTGCGGTCGCAATGTCGGTGACAGTCGCTGCCGCCAACACGCCGACCGTCAAGCGCCGTCCGCCGATATATAAGTAAATCGTGCCCGCTTCGGTTGGCTCGCCGGTAAAAGTGATCGTTTTGGTAGCTGCAACGCCTGCGACCAGATCGTCCAGTGCCAGTGCGTAACACTCGGTGTACGGGTTGACCTTCATCGCAGCGGCAATCTGCTGCGCCAGCATCGAGCCGCGACCGAAATAGTTCACGCCGTCTTCCTTGCGGCTGACGCGGGTCAATACGCCCGCCGCCACGGTTCCGGCTGCCAGGCGCTGGCCTAATATCAGCATCTTGTGACTCATCACCGGCAAACCGCGCACGGCCCTGGTGTGGTCGATCTCGATATAAGCGCCGGGCACCCGCCAATCGAGCGGGATCGTTAAAAATGGAATGTTATCTGGCATGGCTTAACCCTTGGTTTTTGGTATGGATGGCTCGGCGATATCGGCGGCTTGTTCCTGCACGGCGGCTCGCTCAATGTCGCCGTCGTTCGAACGTCTCAGCCAATAACTGGTGATGACAACGGTTTCCCCCTCTGCCGCCAAAAACTGGCCGTCCGGCTTTCGTATCTGGATGCCGTTGCTCGGCTTAATTTTTACTTTTTCACCTAATTTCATCGGTAACTCCTTATTGCGGTAATGTGGTCGTGTCGGTCAGTTCCGGCCTGCTGGTCGTATAATCCGGCGGCTCTTCCGCCCATTTCACATGCTCAGCCTGCGCCTGGTGCGGATCGGCGTCATAGTCAGCGTGGAACGTGACAAAAGCGTCCAAGGTCGTTAAGTCGATCCCCGCCTGCATCACCGTGGTTTCCAGCTGCAAGCTGCCGACCGTTAAGCCTTGCTCGCGCCAGGCGGGAGCCTTGGCGAATTCAAAGCTTTTGGCATACCAGGCCGCGCCGGTGGTTTTGTGTCCGTCCAGGAACGCAATCAAGGCGTCCCGCATCTGGTACAGGCCGATGGTCTGGCCGTCGCCATGCCGGGCGGCATCGTTTCCGCGCGAATTGGTGGCCACGCACACCAGGTCAAAGCGCAGCTTCTCCTTTTGATCGCCAATAATCCCGGTACCGGCGACGACATAAACCGCCGGTGCCATCGCCGCGAACTTTTTTATCAGCGTCTCGGGCTTGTCGTCCGGCATCGCCGCGACTTCCCGCAGGTTGGCGAAAATCGGCGACGCCTTGACCGCCGCTATCAGCTCAAGTTCCAGTTCAGAAAGCATTACTGCGTCCGAACACAGAAGCGCTGGATTCAAATTGCGCGCTGTCTGTTGAAACCGCTGCTACCTCTCCTGACGTATCTGGCCCGAGGCTGATCGTGCCCTTGGCGACCTGCATCAGATACTTGATCGCATCGTTATAGCGGGTCTGCACCTGCTCGATCACCCGGTCTTCATACAGGTAATAACGGGTGATATCGCAGGCAATGCGCACCAGGTTAGCCGGTACGGTTGCCAGCGGCAGCGTGTAGCCCGTTAAATAACTGTTAATCTCCGCCTCCGCGTCCGCGATGGCCTGATTCATCACCGTGGTGTTGATCGTGCCGGAGGGCGGGGTTGAGCGGTCAGTGAGCTGGATAATCTCCCGCTCACTGAAACGATCGGTCAGGTTCGGTTGGGTGCAGTAGCTCATCTCACCACGGCTTTTTGCCGACTCCCGTGTATGGCCGCGCCAAGCCTTCTTCGAGCAGCGTTTTCGATACGGGCACGCCGTCCGAATAAATCTCCGCATCCAGCCTGAAATATTTGTCCCGGCCAATGATCTGCATCTCCACCTTATGAGCGGGTGAGGTCAAATCGATCAGCCGTGACCTGGCCTTTTGGGCCAATAGCTTCATGTCTGGACGCGGATCTTTAATTTCCGGCGTATCAATGCCGTTGATCCTGACCGAAACCTTGCTACACACTGCCGCCAACTCGCAGGGCAGGTTGATGGTCAGCGTGTCACCGTCATGGACGGACAACACGGCAATAGTCAGCAAGGCCGTAATCAGCATTACTTATCCGCCTGCTTTTCTTTAGCAGTGGCAGCCTTGCCAGGCTTGTCCGCCAACACTTCAACAAACAGCATCGGCTCATCCAGCAGACGCTCTAATTCGTCGGCGGTAAAGCGGTCATCGGGGTGCTCGGTAGGCGTGGATGAATGCGCGATGCCGCAGCGTCTAAAACCTTCTCTTTTCGATGTAATACGAAGCATGATTGATTACCCCAGTGCCGGAATGACTTTGATTTCTACGTTGTTGTACCAGGGGTTAGTCGCCCCATTAGCCAACTGTTGCACACCGATGACGGCGCGGGCCGCTGCCTCATTGCTGGGGCCAACCAGCAAATGGGTCGGCATCACGTTCATGCTGCTTCCATCTGGTCTGCGCTGTGTTCCCATCGCCGTTTTTGCTGCTACAAAAGCGGCTGCGTCCAGAGTTGCTTTGCTGCCATAAGCCAGCTGATGAAAGCCCAAGCCGACGTTATAGCGAGCATCCGCACCGTAGATAAACTGGCGTTTCATGACTACGTTCTCATCGGTATCCTTATCCAGCGCCGCAAAACGCACTTCCTGACGTTGTTGCATCACCAGCGGTTTCATGTAAGTGCGCGACAAATCCATCAGGAACCACGGCGCACTGGAGCCGCCACCGGTATTGCTGTAGGCGATTTCATTACCCGACGCGTCATAGCCGACATGGTCGGTATCGAAAAAATACTGGCCATCCAGACCGAGCGTTGCGAATGCCGCTAACAGTACCTGCCAAACCAGCGAATCCTTATGCTGCGCGGCGACTTCGCCCTGCATGGAAAACCGGTTGCGGTAGATACCCAATGCATCATCTTCGATATCATCGCGGTCTACGCCGATGGTGTTTTCAAAATGCTTGTTGACCAGCTGGTAATTGGTCGCTTCCAGATTATTGATGATCCGGTCGCCAATCCACTCGCGCATGCCGGGCAGGTCTTTCATCCAGGCATAGTTTTCGATCTTGGTCTTGGATTGAACTTCCATCGCCACCAGATTCCGTTGCGACGCAACAGCGCCTATTCCGGCTAAGAATGCGGCCTGAAAGCCTTGTGATAATGCCCTCAAGGCACTGGGTGTAATTTGCATGTGTATTCCCCGTTAAATAATTAGTGATTACAAGCCAAGTCCGATCTGAACCCAGACGCCTGCCGTTTCGACCGCGACGATATGGCCAGCGCGTGAACGCGATCCGGCACCATCGGTTTTGGCGACCGTTTGATCGTCTACGATGTAGCAAGCCGCGCCGACATCGGCCTGGGCGATCGCATCGCCTGCCGCAGAATTGGCGAACAGGAACTTGCCGCGTTTGACTCGCGCCTTGATCGCGCCGGCTGCACCGGCTGAGTTGTCGGCCGTCTCTTCAAAACGGCCGATGGCAACTAGGCCCGTTGCGGCTGTTCCTGGAGCGGCATAACCGGCGTTTAATACCGCCATACCGCCCTGGTAACAGGTTGTTGCTGCCTTGACGGGATACTCTTCAATATCGCCAAGGCGTTCTTTGGTATTTCTTGCTGCTGATAAAGGCATTATTTAGCTCCCCGTTGTTGGATCATTTGTTCGTGACTGAGGCCTAATTGATCGGCGACCACTATCTCTTCCGCCGACAGTGCGGCGATACTGGTGCCGTCGTCTACAGGTTTCTTGCCGCCGGATTGCATGCGGGTTAAGGCGGCGATAGGTTGGGCGGATTCCAGATAAGAGGACAATGCGCCCAGGTCTTTTTTGCCCATGTCGGTCAGCCAGGCCTTTGCGGGCTCGCCGATGATGCGACCGTCGGCCACGCCTTGCTCGATCAGCTTTTCCACGCGGTCATCGATCGCACCGATGGATAAGGCCGCCAATTGGCCGCGCAGTTCATTAACGACAGCAATCGGGGCGTATTGAGTGGGATCGACGACGGAGGCGGTACCGACTTGCACGGACAATGCCGCAATCTCGGCGTTTTTGGCGGACAGTACATCCAGCAAGCTGGTTGCCGCAGCGTCCGGGCTTGAGATCAATGCCTTGGCCTTGTCCAGTTCCGCCAGGATGTCGGCATCTGTCGCCAAGGTCGGCAGGTTAAACAGCCATAACAGCCGTTCTCTTAATTCTTCATCCATAGCGGACTCCGTTGAGTTGGTTAAAGGGGCAGATGCCAGCAGACTGGCGGCAGCGACGGTTACGGCTTGCATGCCGTCAATCGCGGGGCTATTGGTTAAAGCAACATTGATAATATCCAGCACTACGCCGGTTTTAGGGTCATAGCTAAACACCGGAGAGACGTAGCGAATTTCATCAGCGGCAATATGAGCTGACGCGGCGGCGGTATATTTCGGGCTGACTGCAAATAGACCGGGATGTGCGGCCGGAGGCTCACGCCACTCCAGCGTTTGCGGACCTATCCAGGCGGCAGCGATAACTGGCTGACCGTTTTGCGCTGTCAATAATGATTGATGCTCATAATCGACAACGATATCGTTCTTTCGTTGCGAGACGATGCCGATCAAGCGCCTGGCCGAATCGGCATCCAACCGCCAAGGGCCTTTGCCGCGTAATGCGCCGCGCGGCGCGTCAAAAGTACCGGCAGGAAATAATTGCATTGAGCCGTCACTGGAACCGCCGAGCGCGAACGTACAGGCGGCGATACCGACTTGGGCAGGTGGATGATTAGAGTTAATGGATGTTTTTTTGCTCATGGGTTGCATGATAGGCAACCGGGAGCGGGGCAGGAACGTGAAGCGGTTCGTAACGGGGTTTTAGGTTATGCAGTCGGTTTTCTGTGTTTTACATGCTGGCTAGTGATTCATAATAGCCATAAAACTCAATTTAACGGGTATTTAACGGGGGTAAAATCTAAAATACATAGATTGGCGTAGGTTAATTGTATAAAGCACTTTAAATCGCTTTATTTTAGTTTTGCAGGTATTGGGTGAGACTGTCGAGAATGTCGCTACGGTCTTCTGAGGAAATGCCCAGGAACGGACGAGCCGGAATGTCGCCCCATAAGAACGGGAATTCAGCCTTGGTGCCGCCGAACTGCTGCATCGCGGCATATTCCATCGGGCTGCCGATTAACAGCGCGTCTGCGCCCTGGAGTTGATAATCGATGGTATCGCCCAGCGGGCCTTCATCAGTCAACGGGCGGCTTCCCCGTTTTCGATCCAGCGTGCTCGGCGGGTTTGGAGCCCATTGCTGACCGTCGGGGCCGGTGGTGGAGGCAAAACGCTGTTTGGTGGATTCGGTCAGGATATCGCCAATCTCACGCAGGGCAGGGGACAGGTTGCCTGATCTTTGCAGCAGCCGATTTAATTCGGCGCTGATCTGGCTAGTATCTATTTCGACGTTAATCATGGGCGTCCCAATGGCTCAAATACGATATCGTTGTCCTGATCGGCCAGCGGCTCGCTGTGGTCGTTTTTGTCAGTCAGTATTTCCTCGGGAATCTGCTTGAATGCCTGGCATGACAAATCGCCAAAGTAATTTTTGCAGGCTATGCAGCGCGTACTGATCATGGTTTTATCCTCTCAAATAGTGCCAGCAAATCGGCTGGAACGCCGTCTGTGCCGCGTAACCTATAGCTGGCGAACCACTCGGCAAAATATTCGTTCCTGTTTGTTCGCCCGTATTCGGAAACGCTATTGGCTTTATTGAAAACAAAATGAACCTGCTCCCCGACCGTTTTAAAATGCCTAAAGTGCCCGAGTTCATGAGTTATCCGGGATTTCAGCACTTCCGGCACAGTGTCATACATTGAAGACGTAGACCAAGGGCGGGCCGTTTCATTGGCTTTTATCTTTTGCTTAATAGCATAAACGCGGTTATTAACCGAGTTAAGCCGGGCCATGATGGTGGACTGTTTGTATTTTACATTCCCCAGGTAGTTAGCGCGCAAATCTTCGGCAAAGTTCTCCAGATCGACCAGCTGTTCCTCATAGCTCATTAGCTTGTGGTTCTCGATGGTGCGTACATGCGACAGATTCAATGATATGGCGTTATTGCTCGGCGAATACAACGCTCCGGCTCTTGCCCCGCTTGATCTGTAGGTGGTCAGTTTGTCCAGGCTAAAGCCGCCGAAAGCGCTTTCCTCTTCGACCGCCTGCACTACCGCATTGAATTCGGCAGGTTTCAATCCTTTAAGGCTGACCTCGCCAACACCGGCCGCCTTGATTCTGTCCTCGGCTTCGGCCAAATTCGGCGTGGACACAAACTCCAGCGGCTTGGGCTTGATGCTGCCCACATCCTCTTTGAACGCTTTGCCCAGCTTGGGCGGAAGGCTTTTGGCCTTAGCGTCGATAAAGCCGTTTTGCTGCACGACCGATGCGCCCGGCGCATAGTCCCAGCCGTAATCGACGCCTTTGGGCAGGGTATGGATCTCGCCATTGCGGTCGATCTTTTCATAGGTGCCGTCATCCGGCGCGGGGTGTCCATGGTAATCGCTGGCCGGTACCGCCGCGATCCGGCAGCGGCAGCCCCAGCCGTTTGGCGGGAAATGCGTCTGCCAGAACGGGTCGTCATAGCGCAGCACCGTGCCCGACCAGCTTTGATGCAGCGGGCGCGGGTGGGATACCGTGTCATTGTGGATATATTTCCAGTACGGACGGCTTTGCAGCAAGTCGGGATGGGTCAATTGCGAGTACCGGCCTGCCGCGTAGCTGGTGGACAGGTTGGTGCTGTAGATCACCCGCGTGCGCCAGTCGCGCCCGGCCTTGGTGTCGGAGCCCGTCCAGCCTTCCCAGCCATGCTGCTGCACGATGCCGTCAAAATTCTTTCTGAACCATTGGATGCTCTTACCCTCAGCGATCGCTTTATCGACGGCTCCGCGCAGATCGTTCAGCAGGGCGGCCTTAGCCGCGCCCGCCACCACGAAGGCGCGATCATGCGCGATATTCAATATGTCGTCATAATGCTCGGTTGGCAGGTTCAGCTTTTGCCGAAAAAAACCGACCTGTTCCTGGAACGGAAGGCTGAACTTGCCATCGCCGCGCGCGGCACTGGGGTTGCTCCCGGCAACCCCAGCACTTCCCCCGTCCTTGGGGGGCGTAAATGCGGTTTGGGTGGGGGACAGTTTTAACGGCATAATTTAGATGTAACTTCGCCCGTATTAAACGTAGATCTAATCTTCATCTGCTTATTCCGAAAAATGCATAAATGGGCTAGGTGAAAAGACGAATTGCGACGATCCTGTTCCGATTCCCGTCCAACTCCACAGTTTCCAGCCCGCATTAATGCGAAGGCACTTATCTGGCCAGCATTTGAACTGGCGGATGTAATACCACTGAAAAGCAATCAGTTTTCCATTTTGGTACAGATACCGCTGCACAAAGCCAGACTTTCCAGGAGGACCATTACCAACTAAAGGATCACCAATAACAAATAAGCTCTGACATAAAACCAAGTATTTGACCCCCAGTACTTGCTCGGAAAAACCGTAAAGCGCATTACGATGCAGCCAGCTAAACCGATTAACCCAGCGTTGGTATCGGTTTGATTCTTTCAAGTACGGCATATTCTCAGTCCGCCAGCCATGATCCCCATCAAGACTATTGTCAGGCGTTTGGAACCAGTACAACCAGCTCGGCAGCCAACCCTTGTCATCGGCAAACAAAACTACTAAGGGGGCCAACGGGTAATTAATCAAATAATTGGCAAACAAATTAACAATTAGCAATAAAAACCATTTGATATAGATCATAAACTTTCCTCTTTCACATCAAACCGACCCGACAAATCGGCGGCCGCAAACGCCAGCGTCATAACGCTGGTCAAACTTCCGCTATCCAGATCCCCGTAACTATCCAATAGCTGGTCGCGTAAGGCTTCCAGAGATTCTGCTTTAGCCGCCAGCGCGGCCACCTGATCCACCATCGCCTTGACCGATGCCCCAGCCTCTTCGGTCAGCTGCTCGGTCAAGGATGTAACCGGCGTAGGGTCTATATCGGGCTGATCGGACAGAGCGGACAATGCCGCTGTCGCTGTCGCGGCATTTGGCAATGCCGGGGGCGGTTGGGTGGCGGGTATGCCCAGTATTTCCTCGCCTTCTTCCGGCTCCGGGATTTTCAGCTTCAGGTTCACATAGCGCGTCGGTATCCTCGCCCCGACGGCTGCCAGCTTGGGCAGGGCTTCGGCATACAGCGACAGATCGTCCGGCTCCTGCGTGTCGCTGACAAACGACGGGCAGCGGTTATCGGCAAACAATCCATTCAGCATGGCGATCGGATAGACCAGATGACTGCTCAAAGTCTGATCCAGCTGGGTGGCGTCGTCGTCGCGGATGTCCAGCCTGACCTCGTTATGCACATCGCCCAGGCTGCGGTTGCCGTTGGCCCCGGTGGAGCTGGTCAGCGTGCCGCCCAGAATGGCCTTGCTCTGGCTGGCTTCGCACCAGTCGATCATGACCTTGAACGATTCAGCGCTGCCCGTTGCCATAACCTGCTGCAATTCCAGCTTCATCGATTCGGGGATGATGCCGGCGGCATTGTGGCCGATGCTCAGCACCGTACGCATCAAGTCGGCCTTTTCCTTATCGCTGGCGCCTGGGGCATATTTGCCAACCCGGATCGGCAGACCGTAAATCTCCAAAAACTCGGCCAGGTCGCGCACCGAATAGTTCTTGTACAGGTACGGCCAGGCTAAAACCCGGTGCAGGCCGGAGCGGGCCAGATAGCCGGATCTGGACTTATGCTGATGCACGATCCAGCCGAACGGCTGCAACGGTACGCCATAGGCGGTGCCGGAATCGCGCAGGTGCAGCGTGTTGCGGTCATCGGGCGGGCAGGTGAACCAGCTCGGCGGACGATGCTCGACCTGACCCGGCACCCATAGACCTTGCTTGTTGCGTGACCAGCCCAGTTCGATGCAGGCATAGCCGTGGCCGATCGCATCGAGCATATCCATGCGGATCGCGCCCAGGTCCAGATCGTCGCGGATCAGGTTCTCTAAAGGCTTGGTGTTGTTTTTCTCGGCGTCGGTGGCATCGCGCGGCGGAGCCAGTGCCCAGTCGAGTTTCTTGACCGCCATCTTGCGCTTGCTGAGTTCAGCGGCGATATGCGCGTCCTTTTCTTCCATATCCATGAACAGCTCGGCCTGGGCTATCATGCTGCCCTGTTCGGCTTCCAGCAGGATGCTGGCGAGCCTAGCCGGTGTCAGGCCGCGAGACGGGTGTTCGGCGAACTCGCGGTGCAGGATTGCCGTCTTGGGCGAATCCGTCTGTCTTTCCTTAACGTCAGCCGGGGTTAATTTGGTTTTAAACCAGTCCATCAATGCCATTACCAGCCTCCTTTGTGTGCGGGTGTCAGTTCGTCGTCACGATCCCAGCGCTCTTGCTTGCTGGGGACGGGGTTATATTCAATGATGTGCGCGTCTTGCAGGCTGGCAAAATAGGCAAGGGCTTTCGAGATCGCGCTGTCGCCGTGGCGTTGGTTGCTGCCGGTTTCGGTCTTGGCCTTAGGCAGCCTGATAATGCCGTTAACGACCTGCAAGGCCCGCAAGTCGTTCAGCTGGTCGTTATCCGCCGGGATGGTCAACTTGGCGTCTTCAAAAGCCGCCTTAAACTTGCTCATGTTTTCCAGATACCAGCTTTCAGACAGTTTGATCTCCCTGATCCTGCCTGAACCGTAGCGGTGCCGCGCCTGCTCGGCCAGATACATACCGTTGCCGCCCGCATCCAGCGCCCCGCCGACCAGTTTTGGTAGGCGATCGACGATGTAAAACAGCACCTGTTCCTGCTGCTTGAAGGGGATATTGCGCAGCTCGACCGAAAACGGCACGGTCCGGTCCAGGTTCTGCTCGATGGTCATCGGGTCTATTACCGTCAAATCGCCCCACCGCCCAAAATCCTCACCGAAGGCATGCTGCAAATTCTGATCCAGCTTGCTTAACTCCGGCAGCAGGTACTCCTCGCACCAGTCCTTGATCTCGGCCTGGCGCAGATGCTCCGGCCATTCGTTAAAACTGTTGTCTTTGCTCAGCCTGATAACGGGGTAACGCTGATCCATCCGCGCCTCGATCAGCACCCGGCTCAAGGCCGCGCCGCCGGACTGGCTGGGGATGCAAAAATATTCCTCGTCCGCCGCTTCTTTGCTGGGGGCGTTGGCGATAGTCTTGTTGCGCCAGGCAAGCTCGGCCTCCGGGCTCCATTTCTGGCCGGTGACGTAGCAGATGCGCCGAAATACGCCGTCTTTCAGCGCGTCATCCAGGGTGATGCGGTGGATGCTATAGGGCTTGCGGCCTGCGCGCGCGTCTTCCACATAGTGGTTGTATTCGTTATCGACGCCGTTATGGGTGCTGATGATGCGCACCCGTGCGCCCCACATCGTCAACGCCATCGCGGCCTTTAACAGCTCGTGCAGCGAATCGTGGAACGCCGCCTCGTCAATGACTACGTCGCCCTGCATGCCGCGCAGGTTGGACGGGCGCGACGATAGCGCGGCAATCTTGAAGCCGGAGTTCGGGAAGCGGATGGTATAGGTCAGGATCTCCTTGCTGCCGTCCTCATCCTTGAACATCGACTCGGACACGGTGCCCGCCATCTGGTTGAACGCCTTGGCGAACAGTGCGCAGGCGGCGATGTATTCCAGCGCCATTTCCTGCCGACTGCCTACGTAAAAGACATTACGGCCGCCGCGCCGTTTCGGCTTGGAGGCCGTAATGACGTTACAGGCCGCTTCTGCCCAAGTCAGGCCGGTACGGCGCGACTTTTCGGCGATCTTTACTTCGGATTCGTCTTCAAACCAGCGCGCCTGGTAGCCCAGCAGAACGGGCTCGTTCTCGGGGAAATAGTCGGCGGTTTGCAGTTCCTGTAGGTCGGCGTCCATCACTTGCCTATCAGGATGCGTTTAATGGAGGCTTCCAGCTCGGCGCTGATACCGTCGTTCTTGAGTTCTTGGGTCAGTTCTTCGGCGGCTTCTTCGCGGGCCTGCTTGCGTATCTCGGCCTCAAACTCCCGCTTCCACTTGGCGCTGCCGATCGCCGACCGGTTTAGATCCGCGATCGCGCGCACCAGCTTGGGCACAGCGGACATGCGTCCGGCTGCATTCAGGTCGGATACCGCCTCGAACATATCCATCAGCTGATCCAGTGCCACCATTTCGGTGGCTTCCATCAGCGCCGACTTTTCGTCATCGCTGGCCCCGCCCAGGGCTTTGGCAATTTCCATGCGCTCGCGGGCCTTGCCCATCGATTTTTCCATCTTGGCTTGCAGGTCCGAGCCGTGCCGCCAGACGGCGGTCTTGCTGATCTCGAAGCCCTGATCTTTTAGCCAGGCGGCCAGGCCGACATAATCGCTAAACGCCTGGTCGATCAGGCGCGAGTTCAACGCCTCCAGCACAGCGGCGGGTAACAGCTCGACGGCGGAACGCGGTGCCACTAGATTGGCTCCGGTCTGGCAACGCCAGGCACCGTGGACAAACCCTGCTGCACGTCGCCGCCTCTTGCGGTCAGCGTGGCGAACCAGACGCCATCCGGCTGCTTGGCGAGCACCAGGCCCTGCTCATGCAACCATTGCAGATCCGAGCGTAGCTGGTCGGTCGATGCGACCTGGCCGTGTGCAGCCAGCACGTTTTTTAAGTCCAGCTCATGCAGCGTGTAGGCGCTGGCGGCGTTCAACAGCTGCAAAATAGTCAGCCGCCGGTGGGCGGTCATAAAGGCGTTGTAGTCCATCTCATTTCCTCTTAGTGGTTATTGTTGCGCCAGAAGGTGTCCATTCTGTCTGTCATTTTTTCCACGCGGATAAGCGTTGCATCTAGCGCCGATATGGTGCTGTTTATGCCGGATACTGCATCCGATACCTTGCGGATTTCATCATAAACTTTGGCAAGATGGTCGTGGGTCGGCTGCTTGGTCATCTCCGTTTCCACGCGTGTCAGCCGGTCGGTGTGCGTGTCCAGACGCTCATCGATCCGCGTTTCCAGTTGGCTGATGCGCAGATTCGTCCGGTCATTGCGCCGATCCAGATACAGCCAGATTCCGAACACCGCCATCGCTATCTTGTAAATCACATCCAGCCATTCTCCAAACATCCCTATATTCATCGGTACAACCTATCTTTACGTTCGTTTTCGCGTTTGCAGTCCACACACAGCGTCACGCCTGGTATGCTCTTTCGGCGCTGTTCCGGGATCTCATTGCCGCAGGATTCACACCATTCCGCCGATACGGCGTCAGGGGCGATGGCCGTTTTCTGCTGGTGTTGCAGCAGAGACAGATCCTGATGGAACTGCTCGGCATGATCGACCAGCTCGTCATCGTTCATGTGCTCGCCTGAATTATGCAACACGGCTAGTCCTTTCATTGTCCCGTCTCCCTGGTCGATTTAATAATCAGCTCCAAATCCTCGGCATACTGCCGTTGCAGCCGGTTGCGCGTGGCGATAAGCTCATAGGTGCCGTCGCTCAAACATTGCAAATCGGCCGATTTAATCGCTGGAAGAATCGGCCGCACCGGTAATGGAAGCGCCATCTGAATGATTTGCGGAGGATTGCTCGCCGGACAGCCGGTCAGACCAGTCGTTATCAAGATCAGAGCGAGCAGCAAGGTGTTCTGGTTGGGTTTCATCGACAGTCTCCGCGCGGTGTTTTTGGTGTAATTGTTCAATGGACGTATCCAGCGCTCGCCGTATTTTGCCACTGGCTTCGGCTTGCGTGGCGCGCAGCTCCTGCCGTTTGGCTTCGGCCTTATGCGCTATGGCCTGGCTTCGGTAAAACCATGCCGTTAAGCCCAGCGCCAGTATGATTGCGGCTATGACTATCAATGCGGTCATACATACCACCAATAAATCAATGCGCTACCGGACAACACGACGGAGCCAATGATGACCGGCGATTTTATGAATCCAGCCGCCTTTTCCAGCAGCGCGGCCTTATCAGGCAAACCCACTTTTTCCGTGGTGGCGACCGTTAAATATCCGTTGATAGTGCCGCCCAATAACGACAGGCCGCTGGCGATCGCGTTAATGTCATCGGGAGCCAGCGGAACCGGCATGAACGTCACCAGCAGATACAGGATCGCCAGTATCGCAGTAGAGAGCAGCTGACGGTTTTTCCAGGTTGCCGGGTCGGCCAGCGATTCACCGGCGCGCAGCGCTCGGCATAACAAAATAAGTTTATCCATGGTTTAGCTCCTTGATGAATTTCATAAACTGCCGGTGCGATATGCCGCTAATCAGCAGGTCGAACACCGCCTCGCGGCCATCCCGCTTGAGCGCGTTAAGCTCTGCGTCAAAGGCGTCCAGGACAAGCGGATTAGCGAGCCCGGCGGCTACGTAATAGCCCCGTTGGCTTTGGCTAAACAGCACCAGCGCATACAGTGCATTAATGCGGGTTTTTAATTGTTCTACTCTGTTCATGGCGACTCACCTGTACCGCTCCCAGCGGTACCGGCACTTCCGCCATCCATGGCAGTCGCGAATAAGTCGCGCTCGGCGGCGCGCCGGGTAATCAATCCGTTTAGTTTCTGTTTCTTGCCGTCCACGGTGCCGTATATCCAGCGGTCAAACTCGGCGGCGGCACCGGAAAAATCCCCGGCTTTCAGTTTTTGTCTAAGGGTTGATTCGGCGTAATTGGCCTGGCCGATGTTGAATACCAGGCTGCACAGCGCATCGAACTGGTTCTGCGTAAATTCGACCGGAGTCACGGAATTGATGAACAGCGCAGTCTGGCTGGCATCTTGGGTGAGTAGTGTTTCGGCCTGTTTTTGGTTGATATACAGCAGCGACCTGGCTTCATTGGTGAGGGTCTTGCGCTTCCCGCATTCGGCGATGATGCGGGTTAACGCCTCGGGCGATATGTTCTTGAACAGCCCGGCGTCGAATTTTGGCAGTAGCACATGGCCCCAGCCGATGGTCAGGCGGTTGGCTGGGCATAGGTACGCCTGCAATTTCAGCTTTTCGCTGGTTTTGATCAGGTCTAAGCCTGCTTTGCCGATGGTCGGTTGGGTGTTTTTATTCATGGGGCTAGTGTAAGCACTGGCCCCGATGCAGCGGATAAGAGGGGGTTCGTAACGCCCTCTTAACAAAGAAGGTGGTAGTTAGTTGAAGATGTCTAGCTGGCGGTCAAACGCGACCGCATTGCAGATTTTGTTGACCTGGCGCTGGGTCATGCCGTATTTCAGCGCGATGGCCGCCTGCGTCTGTCCCTCGGCAAAATCATGGAGGATCTGCTGGTTACGGATAGCGCGGATTGCCTTAGCCGCCCTGGGTATTGAAACGATCTCGTCGCCGTAGATCGAGCACAGCTTGCCGAACGCTATCATGCCCAGCAATTCAGCGAGTTTGTGGCCGTGGTTCGGATTTTTGGGGATGCGCACATGCACGCCGGGAAAATTCAGCAGCAGCACCAGCGCGGTCTGTTGGCCGCAATGGCTGGATATCTGCTGTAATCGATCGGGGATTAATGCGGGCGGCAAATCGAATAGATGAGTATTCATGGCAGGGTGCATTGAAAGTTTATAATGCGGCTCATTGTAAACTCAAAGTTTATTGAGTGCATAAAAAAACCCGCCGGAGCGGGTTTGGTTGGGATCTATGCTTAGTTAATGAACAGGCATGGCAATAACGCCCTTTTTTTCGTCAAACCAGACATTAACTGATTTGCCTTTTTTTTCGCTAACGTACTGTTCAAGCTTGCCGTTAATGGCGTCCGATAAAGCCAATGCGCCTATTGATCCCTCTGCGGCGCGGAAGCGCTCGGTTTTGATATGCTTGCCCTGATAAAAAACCATCGCTTTCATGAATTCGCAGGGCTTTTCGCATTCAAGTGTTGATATGGGGCCATCCGTTTCTGTGAAGACTTGAAAGGTTCCGTCGCGGGAACCCGAGAACTTAAACATCATCAACTGCTCGGCCACTTGTCCGTTGTTGGCTTCTTCCGCACTGATGGCCCGAGCATAGCCATATTGATTGCCGTCTTTCATGGCATAGTTATGATCCAAAAGCGGAGACTGATTTACCGTTTCCGCCTGCGGAATTGATTCGGCCTGCACTTGCTGTTCCTGCGGCACGTTTTCTTTAGACGGTTGCAAGGCGATGGCGGCAATTCCGCACCATACGATCATCGAGGCGATAAATCCGCCTCCCCATTGAATGATTTTTGATTGTCCAATGTGGCGCATAAAAACAACCCAAACCGCATAGAACACCACGAATAACGCTATAGAGCCATATACCCAGTCCACTGCCTTCTCCTAAGTTAAAAACGGGTAATCTTAGCCGTAAGACTGCATTATCGCTCGATTTATTTTTATGTTGCCGCTGTCTTGGTCTAAGGTGATAACCATTGAGTAGGCATAAAAAAACCCGGACTAAGCCGGGTTTGGTTGAGTATGCGAATCGTTTTTGGTGTCTATTTACGTTATGCACCAACAGGTCTAATCGACGGTTCGATGACCCTGTCTCGCTTATCCGATTTATTCAGACTGCCGTCTCTATTAAATTTGTACAAATTGCATGACGAAATTCGAATAGCCTTTGTGGTAACTTCAACAATTCTTTGTTGGCTTTCCTCGCCAAGGCTATTTTTTAAAATTACGCGTTGCCCAAGGACTGGGTTATTAAATAGCTGTTTCATTTAAAGCCTCTGTAATAAGCATAACGAGTCGGTCAAGGCGAACCGCCGCCCTAAGCGCGGTTCGCGGTTGGTGTTTTTCAAAGTTATTCATTCTTTTTGGCTTCCTCTGTCGGCGGTTGCCTTACCGTGGCATTATACACCACGAGCCCACTTATTTAGCAGTTCGTAAGCGGTCTTGTGCTTTTGTTCATGCTCGCGAATTGCCGAATAAATATCGTTCGGCTGTGAGGATTCAATTTTTAATCGAAATTCGTTTGCCTCATTCAAGGCGTCTTCAATATTTTTTGGCATAATGTATAACTCTCTGGTCAAATGGGACGCGCTTTAGCAGCAGCGCGTTGTTCATAATCCATCGTGCGCGCCCTTTGCCACGGCGTTATACATCTTCAATGTAGTGCTTAAGCGCGGCCTTAAAGTGCTCGGTCGGGTCGCCATAACCAAACCCAATATAAGCGCCTACCACGTCATTTAATGCTGCCCAGTTTGTGGCCCTAGATTCAAGGCCTTTAAGCAGAGACTCAAGCTTACGTTTTTCGGCCTTATGTTTTTTGTCTAATGTCATCGCAATTGTTTTCCCTCCCATATCATGTTCTTTCATGCTGTTTTCCTTGCCTCTCTAAGTTGGTTTTCAAGTTTTTGGATCTCCGGCAGCAGGGCCTCATCACCTCCTGCCTCGTACAGGGTCTTAACGCCATTCAGCTGGCTGGTCAGTTTCTGCATCAGCTGGCCTTTTTGGGCGTCTTTGTTGGCTGTCGTGGGCTGGTAGTCGTTATAGCGTTGCTCATGCAGCCAGCCCTGGGCCATCTTGCGTACCTGGCCGGGCTGGATCTGCTTTGAGGCTTCCTTTCTGGCCGCGTCGATGATGAACTGATAAAACTCGTCTGTCGGATCGACCAGCTGGCCCCAGCGCATCGCCGCTTCATTGCGGCCCTGCTTGTGGTTGTACGTGCCCCAGAATTTATCGAAGTAATAAGACTGCCGTGAATCCAGGGCGCGGTAATAATCCATGCCCTGGCGTGGCTGGCTGGGTTCGGCATTGCCGTAGCCCTTGGTAGTCAGCCAGTCCCATAAGCCCTCTGCATAATCCAGAGCCGCCTGCCGCTTGTCATGGGTCGGCAGGCTGCGGGCGATAACGGCTTGGACAAAGCGCTTTTTGCTCATTCGTCATCTTCCTCATCGCCTCGCTTTAATGTCGTGCCAACAAGCGACTTTAAAGCGCCCGTGGCATCGTTTTCGGATGCCTCGGGCTTTTCGGTGACGTTATCTATCGGCAAGGCGTTCAGCGCCTCTTTATAGGTTTCATAATCCAGTACTTCGATGGACTCGTTATGCTTTTTGATGTGGGCGATAAAGGCTCCCGGTGTGCTGAAATACGGATGGGCATAGTAAAATCTTTCGTGCCATCGGCGCTCTTTACAAAACCTGGCCCCGAACACCTTTTTTTCCCTAGCGATGGTCTTGGCAGACGGCCCCTTGCTTTTCAGGCAAAAAAACTTCCTCGCAATGTCGCCTATCTTGTCCAGGTCGCTCTCCTTGCCGTGCCACATGTCTTTTCCTTTGATCCAGCCATTGACATAAACGGTGATCACCAGCTTCATTTTATCGCGCTGGATAACGGCAGTGATCAGGTAGCCGTCGCAGCGTAAATAGACGCTACCATACACGCCTGATAGGCTGTTCTTTACTTCTTCCCATTGTTGTTTGGTTTGTTTCATCGTTTACCCCTTCGCCATTTCTACGGCGATATAAGCAGCTTCCCAACCGCTAAAAAAATACCAGATACCCCCGCCGTCTTTATATGCTTGGTACGTAGTCCATGCTAAAAACCCGACCATAAAAAACACCTTCATACCTTGATCCTCGTCATCTGTCCGCAATGCTGGCACTTGCAGCGGGTTCGTGTTTCCAGCGTCTTTTTAATGCCCTGGAGTCGTTTGTACTCTTCCGCCCAGCGGGATTCCTCGCGCCCCATACGACTGAGCATCATCACCGGGTTCAGTTTCTCGCCGCAGTCGCCGCACTCAACGGTGCTTAATTGCACATCGACTAAGATTGCCCTATGAGCGCAGGGTTTCACGAGTCTCTTGCTTCTAACATCTGAGATGTTTATCACCTTGGCAAGCATTGGCTTTGTCTCTATTGGCATCATTGGCTTGCCTCCTCGAGCTTTTTCGCATCTTTGACCAAGGCGGCAATAATCCCCGCAAGCTCTGTACCATCACAAAACTCCAGCGCGTCTTTCTTGTACATGCGCTTTGCCATGCTGGCCGCATACGCCCAAGGCCTGCCTGCATCGGCCAGCAGCGCCTCGATCTTGCTCAGCTGCTTGGCGTTACCTGCCTTGGTGTCGATGTTATGCGGACGGCCTTTGTGCTTGACGGGTTTGAAGCCGACTTTTTTCAGGTGATCCAGCACTTTTGCGCGTGTTTTTTCCGTTAATTCGCTGGCGCTGTTAACACCGGCTACCTGTTTCAGCATGGCGCGATAGGTATCGTCATCCATGCCCAGCTGTTTTTTAGCGATGTGGATCTTCGCCAGTTCGCTTTTTTTGTTCTTATCCATTTTGCTCCTCCACTTTTTTAAGGTGACGCTCGACGGCATCCAGATCGCGGCAGTACACGCCCTCATTGCTATAGCCATGATGCGAGACAAAATAACCGCGTATCGGCCTGACTTTCAGGAATTGACATTCCAGCCGTTCTTTCAGCTCGTCCAGTTTTGACTTAGCCATGCGCGGCCCCCTTGTGCTGTTGGCTTGACCGTCTAAACTCGGCCATCCGGGTTTTGTAATATTCCCGCTCGTTGGCTTCGGCTTCCAGCGCCTGCGCCCGTTGCATCAAGCGGTGGTAGGTGTCGCCGGTTGTGCCCGCCGCCTTCCGGTGGCGGGCTGCGGCTTTGCTGCGTAGCTCTTCGATGGTCATAGCGCCGCCCCTCCGCGTCTGCGGATAACGGAACGCGCCGCAATGCGTCGCCGCATGTTGTCCAGCTGGCGCTCCTCCGGGTCATAGCGTCCGGTAATGAACGCCATAGCCAGAAGGGGATCAAGCCCTATGATCGGCTTTTCGACCTTTTCCGATTGCGTCCATAGGATCTTGTCGATAGGGTTAAGCGCCACCCATGCCTGCACCGCATGCCAGTCGTAAATCAGCGTGCCGCCATGCCCCCGCTTAATAGGGGTAGGGAATTTCAGATGCGGATAGTTGCCGACGATATCGACGATCTTACCCAGGCTGATTTCCAGCTTGGCGCAAATATCTTTGCGGGTGACTTCCTCGACCAGTGGCGGGTTTAAATCAAGCACCCGGTCAAGCTGCTGCTCAGGTGTTTCTCTTTGCGCTGTCTGCATCTCACACCCCCGCCAGATCAATCGGCATCTGTTCTAACTTGCCTTGTTTGTTGCGCACATAGATCCGCAGGTAAGACTTGGTGCTGACCACCTGCATCGAATCGCGCAACGCCTGCATGGCCTGTTGCCATTCCTCATCATCGATATCCAGCTGCATCAATGTGTAGATCCGGCCCAGGCTGATCTTACCTTCGCGGTCGGTCTGGAAAGCGTGCTCGACCAAGGCTTTGATCTCGATGCGGCTGCCTTCCGTCCACCGATGAATACACGAATCGACCAGCACCTTAGCGGCTTGCAGGCGCTCGTCGAAAATCTTCACGTCGGCCTGCGACAGCTTGACCTGATAGCGCCCGTCAAAGCTGCTCAGGGTGATATTGCCCTTGATGCCGCCCAGCTTGACCTGGTATCTCTCGGCGGACAGTTCGGTAAACGCCTGGATGTCGCCGAACACGTCGGCCTTGAAGTCGCCCAGCAGGCCGCGCAGGTCGTTGGCCTTGCTGACGATCTCCATCACCAGGTTATTGCGGGTCTTGTCGATGTCGCTGACCAGCTCCGCAGGCACCAAGTGGCCGCTGCCGTTTTGCAAATAGCCGTCGGGGATATTGCTCTCTCTTAAGTTGCTCATGTTCAATCCGTTTTTTAATAAGGTTGCAGGGTGCGGATGCCGCACCCCTTTGTTGTTATTTACCAGTGCCTATGACTAACGGCAGCGCCGCCACTACTATGAACAGCAGTAACAGCCCGTGCGACTGCCAGGGATGGCGGAAGTGTCGCAATCGGTAGGGAACCGATGCGACCATCAGTGCATTGCCAGCATCGGTTTTAGCCTGTGCCAGATGACCTTGACCCCATCGACACCGGCTGCGTAAGTCCGGTACATCTTGCCGTCCTTGTCGCTGTGCTGGCCGATATAGACCGATTCCAGCTGCCGGGTGGCGATCGTCGCCTTGACGGTGATCGCCGGATTGTCGCCGAACTGGCCGGTGACGATCTCGAAGCCCATGTCCTTGAGCTTGTTGGCGACCTGGGCGACCTGGGCGACCAGCTGCACCGGCGCGGACTTTAGGGGCGCGTTAATCAGCTCGTAGCTTTTCATGGTGCCGATGGCTGATGAATCTGGAGCTGTAGCCTTATTTTGCTCTATCATTTTCTCTCTCCTCGGTGTTCACAAGTCTGGCAGGCATCCCACCAGGCTTGCTTGGATTGGCCCCCGAAAGGGCGTGTAGATGTCGATCGGTTGTTGCACTCGTCGCGCTCGATGGTTCGCCCTGCGTAGGGGCAGGACACCACATCGATATACAGCTTGGCGAACTTCTCCAGAATCCCTTTCGGGTTTGGATAATGCCCGGTGCAAACCATCCGCACCGCGCTGTCCTTGATGCCCAGCGCATCGGCCAGCACCTGGGTGCCGATCTCGTCGCGCTTGGCCTTGAAAGCCGTTAATAGCTCATCCATCAGCCCCTGCCTTAACGACGATCTTGCCGCTGTTCGGGTCGAATACCTGTCCGGTTTTCGCCCTGACGATAGGAGCCTTCGGCCCCAAGTTCTCCCTGACTGTGTAGCGATAGCTGCCGTTGCTGGTCGATTTTCCGTCATCGACCCGCTCAGCCTCCATCACTCCCGCATCGACTAGTTTGTTCAGCCACTTGCGCAGATTGGCGACGGGGTTTTTCTCGACGCCGGTGCAGATCGTGGTCTGTATTTCAACTATGGTCATGCTTCTGTTTTTGCGCAGTACCCACCAGGCGCGGGCGCGTAGTCCGCCGGTTCTGGTGCGTGGTGCTCTTTGCCCTTGTCGCATTAGTTCTCTCCTACTAATGTGACAGTTATTTAGAGCCTTTACGCAATGCCTTCATGGCATCTTCGCAAAGCATCATGCCCTTGACGTCATCCGCCGTTAGTGCGGTCTTGCCCATCGCTGTGGCGAAGTCCTCCAGCGTCCGGCAGGCGTTGGACAGCAATCTGTAGCGGCCTCTGGATTGGGTCAGCGCCAGCTGTGCCACTCCGGCATCGATCTCAACCTCGCACAACTCGCCCAGATACATGATGCAATCGGCCAGTGTTGCCGGGGTAAACTCCACCACCGCGCTGATCCGAGTTGAGATGTGAGCCAGCTTATGCTCGCCGAATCGGTGCTTCTCGCTGGTATGGCAAACCAGTACCAACACACTGCCGACCTGCTCGCAGGTGCGGCGCAAGAACTCGATGCACTCGGCTTTTTTGTTCAGGCCGTGCTGAGCCTCGTCCAAGATGACCATCGGTTTGCGATCGGAAAATGCTTTATTGATGGCCTGTTGCTGCCTGAACATGGTTCCGCCGCTGCAATTCAGCTCATGAGCCAGCAGCTCGCGCAAATAGGTTACGGTCATGCCGGGCATGCCCTCTATATAGATGGCGTTGCGGTCAGCGCCGACATGATCCATCGCGCGGCTTTTGCCGCTGCCGGGCTCCCCGTTGACGTTGATGATGCGGCCCTCCTTGGGGGCCTGGCCCTCGACCGCTGCCAGCATGGTCATGAACTGGTTGTAATTACTGGTTTTTACAAAATGTGCTTTCATTGTTATTATTCCTTTCGGTTGGTTGTAAAAATCCGACTGTTACCAGTCAGATGGGGGGTAGGGCGGGGCTAGCCGCCCTTATTCTTTGCTTCCAGAAGCTTCTGGATCATTTCGGCGGTTTCCTGCCGGGTCATGGTCTTTTCTTCTGGTTCCTGCCTGTTAAATCCACCCTCTATAACCGGGCTTTTTAACGGTTCATCTGCTTCCCTTGGTATCGGTTGAACTCGTACCAATGGCTCGATGACTTCCTGCGGTATGGCTGGGATGCGTTCCAGCACTTCACCGTCAATGATGCCGTAGCGTTCAGCGCGGGCCGCCTCGGCCTTTTCAAGCGCGAGCTTTTCAATGCCGTCGATGCGTTGGTCTTTCAGCTTCTCAACAAACGATTTTTGAAAGCCATCGACCTTGTTGCCATCCCATACCGCCACGCAAATAAACCGACCTTGTAGGTCGCTGATCCAGACGTGATTAGCATGGTGCATGTCATAAGCCACGAGCACCTTGGTCTTCTCGGGCAGTTCAACCAGTTTTTGATTGAAGTAGATGTTATTGATCCAGGTTACTTCGCCTCGCCTTGGCATCCGTTCTACAAAAGGTCGGTACAGGTTAAGTGTCTCGTCCTCAGTTAGCGGGCAGGACCAACTCTCGTCAAAGTTGGCGAAATACACCTCGGCGGGGGTCTTCCCACCCAAGCTGCTATGCTTATGCTCGTTGTTGTAAGTATCAAAACGCTCCTCGCAGGCGGCCATAAATTCTTGCCATGACGGTACAAAAGTCGGCACTTCTCCCTTGCGCTTGGCGCTGTTAATCGCCGCTGTAACCTTGCGCAATGCGCCGTCATCCATGCCCGTGCCTTGAAAGGTCGGGAACGTCTTGGCTACCGCAATCGCGGTAATGTCCCAAAGCCCCTCGATCAAGCCGCGCCCTTGCGGATTTCCGGGTATGCCGGTTTGGTGCCGAACCCCAAGCCTTGCCAACATTCCGCCCGCTGGGCAGTCGATGGTTTTTGCGGTCTGGCCGGAACCGTTATCCGAGTAATAAATTAACGGTTTGCCATGTTTCAGCATGGCTTGGCCTAGCGCCTCTGATACGGCGATCTGGTTTTCCGACAGGCTGAACGCCCAGCCCACAATGAAGCGGCTAGCCGCGTCGATAATCACCGTGACCTCCGGCGCAAACGCCCGTCCTGTCTCTGGGTGGCGTACCTTGGCTTTAAAAGTATGCCCATCGCCGACCCATACCTCGTTGCTCGATCCAGACCAGTCCCTGCGCACAAATGACTTGAGCGCCGCCATTTCCGAACCCGTACAACGGCCCGTCTCCCTGATGATAGGGGGCACTGTCGAAAGCAGTCGGTTAACCGTGTGATAGCTGGGAAACTCGTCCAGCGACAGACTCTGTTCGAGCCAGTTCTTTTTGAACTCCGCATGGGCCTCGGTCAGCTTCGGCTTTTGCGGCTTGCGGTAGCAGGACAAGAACAGATGGAACCACCACACGCTTTGCCAGTCGATCTTGATCCGGGTCTTGGACGGTAAACAGTGGCCGGTTTTGTTCTTCAGTTGCCGCCATTTGCCAACGGTGCTGGCAGAGACCTTGCCGATCCTGTTTGCGTTCAGCTTGTCATTGCAGTGCTGAATCGCATACGCCAGGTCGGGCGCTAAGCTGCCTGCGGCATAGCCGTGTGTTAAATACTCGCAAGCCGCCTCGACAGATCCGGGATAGCTTTCGACAAACTGTAAAATGACTTGCCGGGAGCCGTCTTTTAGGCGCTGTCGGTCGTCGATCCGTGATTCATCTGTGCTTGATAGTCCGCCGCCACTCGCATGTGCCAGATCACTACTAGTCGCCCCCTTGCGGTCAGCTGCCAGCACTCGTTTTTTAGGGTCAGTTGCTGGTGTCTGATCAGTTTCATTCGCTCCAGCACCTTGAGTTGCAGGAACTGCCTCAGTTCTTCCTCCTCCAGCAGTGCCGGGGCATAATAAAGTGGCGCTGCCTGTATTTTTGCCCAGTCTTCCCGCTTTTGATGCCCCCATAGTGGCAGTCTTAATCCCGGTTTTGTTACCGCTTCCATCATGAATTCGACCTGGAACATCGTTAATTTCGTTTCCAGATCCATGATTTCGTTGATCTGCCCCTGGCTCATTTCCTCGGCTATTGCTGGCAGTTGAAGCTGGCGAACTTTCTCCGCTGGTTTGGTGTTGTCCATGATTAACTCCTAAGTTAAATCGGTGTGAAAAAATGGCTTGCTGGATGTCTTTGGGTAAATTTTTCAAGGCGTATAAGCGTTTTTTGTTTTTCCCTGATCCGTTTTCTTCGGTGTATTCCCACCCGCCTTTCTTTGCGGATACTTCGACAGTCCGCTTTGATTTCCCAAGCGCCATCCTTATTTCTTCAAGCGTGGTTGGCCTTTTTATATTGTTCATACGCTGCTCCTAGCCCTTATTGGGTTATGCTTCAGCTCTTTTTTTCTTCGATGCTACCGTCTTCGCTGCCAGTTCTTGCGGCTTCGGCGGCCTTGGCTTGAGCGTTGGCGGTTCTTCGGGTAGACTCTAACGCTCGAAAGCCTTGCGGCTTGCGGGTGCCGTCTTCGTTATAGCGGCTTGGCCAGATCACTTTCGGGTGTACGCCAATGGCATCGGCGATACGCTGCTCGGCAATAGGAAAGCTTGATGTCAGTGCCTTTGACAATGTGCCACCGGCTTTTAAGCCGTGCTCTTCGGCTAATGAGGCAAGGGTATAACCGGCTTTGTTTAAAGCGGCTTTAATATCGGCAGGGTGCCAGTCTTGCGCGGGTGCTTCCGCAGCAACACTGGCATTTTTTTGGTCTTTGTCGTTCATGTCTTGTATATCCTGTCTAGTTAGTAACGAATGAATAGATTAGGATGAAATTTGATACTTGTCAAGACATGATAAGTATTAAATTTCATTTCGCACCGAATGAAATTAGATATTACTATGAAAGCAAATAATTATTATAAATATCATATAGTTAATGGTGCGCAATGTTTCGCATCGTATTTTTCAGGAGTTGCGCACCGGTGCGCAATCGGTGCGCAATGAAAATAAATGAAAGACTTCATCTATTAAGGATGGAATTAGATTTGACTCAACCTGAGGCAGCGGCCAAATTTCATATTCCGTTACCATCTTGGAAGAATTATGAAAAAGGCCCTAGCGAACCGGGATCTGGTGCTTTAACGGGAATGGTGGAGGCTGGAGTCAACATCAACTGGGTGCTGACGGGCGAAGGGGACATGCTGCTGCACGGCGGGTTTAGTCGGCAGGATACGGAAGAAAAGACCATGACGCGGCAGGAAACTCTGGAGATGATCAATCGGCTTAAGGAAGAAAGTGGCGGGGTGCTGAATAGAGACAAGGTACAGCGTCCGCAACGGTCTGGACTGGATATATTTGATGTTGAAGAGAGAAAACCTGCCTACCTAGGGCATTCACAACAGGCTTGTAACGATAGGATGGGGATGAGTGCGGCTAACCTGGGCGATTTCGCCCTAGTGCCGTTTTATGATGTGGAAGCTTCGGCGGGGAATGGCAGTCTTGTCGATCAAGAGCTGCAAAAAAGTGAAATGGCGTTTAGAAAGGATTGGTTGAGTCAAAGAGGCCTGCAAATCAGCAAATGCGTACTGATCAAGGCGAGGGGGGACAGCATGGAGCCGACTATTTTTCACGGTGACATACTTTTAGTAGACACCAGCATCGAATCTATTAAAGACGATGCCATATATATAGTCCAATCGGATCATCACCTGATCGTCAAACGCATCCAGCAGTCCCTGGACGGATCATTGACCATCATTAGCGACAACGAGAGATATAAAGAGCAAACAATCAGCCCTGATCAGGCCAAAGAAATAAAAATCGCTGGTCGTGTCCGATGGTACGGCCACGAAATTTGAATGGGTGTTATTTCGGCAAAAATTTAACGCCAAATATCTTGCAAATTTTTCTGTTATTTTGAATTTGACGCCAAATATCCCGTAAAACTAAAAAAACGCAAAAATACCTTTGAACCCTTGTTCCGTCTGGTTCCGCGTCATTCCGCCTTATTCCGGCTCCGCCTCCAAATATCCCGCTTCTTCACAAGTGCGCCAAAATTGCGCTATTTTGAAATACAAGCAATAAAAAAGGCCTTCGATTTCTCGTAAGGCCTTGATATTATTGGTGGGACGTCAGGGAT